CACGATGCGCTGACGCGTCCAGGTCGCGCCCTCGATGATGCGGGCGGTCGATAGATCGAGCGTGTCGTTGTGGAAGCCGGCAGCGGTGCTCATGATGGGCGAATTGAAATCCCTCAATGGAACCTCAGCCATGCTCTGAGAGAACCGGACAGCCTCATTGTGGATGACGGCTCTTTTCATCAGATGTCATATCCCATCACGAAGTATTTTGTCAGGTTGGAGTTATTGTTCACGTCGCCCCTGGCGAAGGTGTTTGGGAGCGCCCCGCTCTGCACGCTGTAGACGCCGTTGCCCATGACCAGCCTTGCGCCGGTCGCGGTCGCGGTCTGCCCCATGCTCTTGAGCCCGGACGTGTAGCCGCTCAGGATGAACTCCGAGATCGACATCGCGGTGGTCGCGGTGCCGGTCGAGGCGTTGTTGCTCGCGCCCAGGAACGCGAACACGTACTCGTCGGCCGAGAGCGTCATCCCGAGCGGTATCTGCATGATCACCGGGCCGGTGACGTTGGAGAGGATGTTCGCCATCGTGACCGACGTGGCAGCGCTCGACGTGTTGCCGGTCGAGGAGAACGTGCCGCTGGTGTAGTCGCCGGCGGTGTTGAAGGCGCTCGGGAAGCCGAACTGGATGCTCTGGGAGAACCGGACGGTGGTGGCGCCATCGCTGCTGACCGTTCCGGTGGCCGACATGCCCATCGACCAGGTCGAGGACGTGAGCAGCGAGAACGATCCGCTGCTGGCTCCGTTCTGCCGCGTGTAGACGCCAACCGTCTCGGTGTACCCCCACTGATTCGTCCACCCCCCGACGTGGTTCGAGGACCCCGTGAAGTTAGGCACCGAGACGCTGCCGAGCCGCTGCAGGCAGTTGATCGACATCGCCCCTGGGATGACGACGTGCTCAAAGTATATCGAAGACTGGCCGATCGAGGCGGCGGACGTGCCGGCGAGCTGGTACGGCTCGAACTGGTTGATGGTGGCGAAGGCCGGGACCACCGGCGAGCTGATGACGATGGTGTTGCTCGAGCCGGCGAGCGAGATGCCGCCGGACGCGGCCCAGTTGATGCCGGCGCCGGAGGCCGTCGAGTTGACCAGCGTGTTGCCGCCGAGCGTGAAGAACTCATCGTGGACGCTGTTGGCGTCGGAGGGGTGCCAGAGGTCGCTGCCGTTGACGGTGGCGGTGACGCCGGCCGAGTTGAGCACCGTCACCGTGCCGGTAAAATCGGCCTGGGTCAGCGTGTGGTGGTGGGAGACAGCCATTGCGGTCGAGCCGAGCCGAAGGCTTACGTGGTCGAACCAGTAGTCCTCAAGAGCGAGGCACCGTCATAGACCGAGGTGCCCGCCGGCAGCGTGAGCCTCCACCAGACGCCCTGCGCCTCCGCCGCGAGGCCGCCCGCCGGCAGCGAGCCCGGCGAGGCGATGACGCTGATCGCGGACGGCTGCGTGACGAAGGTCAGCGACGAGGAGTCGCCGTTGGTCGGCAGCGTCTGCCGGTTGGCGTCGGTCGCCGTGTCGTTGAGGACCTTGGTCAGCGCGAGGTCGAGCAGCGCGCCGGCCGGCAGCGACGGCGTCTCGCTCAGGACCTGGATGGCGGCCGGCGTGAGCGCCGTGGTGCCGTTCTGGTTCACCACGAACGCCTTCTCGTAGAACGTGCGCGAGGAGCCGCCGGGCACGTCGGCGGTGGCGGTCGCGAAGATGCGGGTGATGGCGAGCACCGCGTTGGGCAGGATGTCGAAGAGCATGCCGTAGGCGATGTCGTAGGTGGAGGTCGCGTCCGGGATCACGCCCCAGTCGCGGTTGACCGCCACGACGTCGGTGCCGTAGGCGCCGGCCGCGTACTGGGCGCTGATGTAGCGGAGCTGGCTGGCGCCGGTGCCGCCGGTGATCCTGATGATGAGCCCGAGGCCCGCGTAGGTGAGCGCCCCGATGGTGGCGCCGTCGCCGGCCTGCAGCTTGAAGATCGGGGGCGTGATGCCGGACGTGTTCGCCGAGCCGACCTGAGCGGTGTGGGCCGAGATCGCGCGCGTGTGCGCCATGACGGCGACGTCGCCGACCGCAGCGGTGCCGCCGGGGTTGGTCAGGGTGTTGATGGCGCCGCCAGTGATGACGCCGGCGTTGATGCGCTGGAATGTCTGGCCGCCGAACGTGCTGGCGATGAGGGTGGTGCCGGTGAGCGTGACCGCCGCCGGGGTCTGGATCGTGCCGCTGGAATCGCGGCCGGTGACCTGGACCTTGACGGCGGTATCGGAGGCGGATGACGAGACGACGTCGAGCGCACCCGTAGCTGGGATGTCGTAGAATGTCACGCGCTTGGTGAAGTCCACAGCGCCGCCGATGGTCACGCCATCAGCCTCCGGCATGTTTGCTGATCCGTAGATCACTATCTGGTTCGGGGTCACAGACATTCAGGCGCGCTCCTCTTCAGGACGAGTTCTATGGTCATGTCACGTCACTAATTAAAAGATCATCCTTGAAGGTAATAAGCTCTACCACTAACTTGAGAAGAATTGCTAGCATTAATTATAAAAGCATTTCCCAACGTAGTTGAATACCAGGGGCGAGTATCGAAAGTAAACACCATAGCTTCGTTAGTGGCCAAACTAATAACCCCAGTCAATTTATTCCCTGACACCGATGGCCCATCCCAAAATGTAAGATCTACAGCCGCCCCTACCACCAAAAAATATTTGAAAACGTATATTCCTTGTCCACTAACTGCCGGAACAATTATATTATCCCCAGTATTAGCAAAATCAATGGCCGACTCAATCAATACAGAATTAGCTGAGGCATGAGTAACAAAAGCAAGGGCTGTACCGAGAGCCGACATTTTAACCCTCTACCAAATCACGCATTTTTTGAATCCGCTGAGCCAAGCTATGCTCAGAAGCAGCAACCTTACCCTCACGTTCTTTGATGAACATTTCCTTTTCAGAAAGCTGTTGCTCTCGAGCCATCAATCCTTTTTCCTTTTCAAGGAAGGAGGCTTTTACCTGAGCAACCCAGTTAGAATGTTCTTTTACAGAAGTATCGTGTGCTTCTTGTGCCGCTTTTACAGAATCTGCTAATTGTTTAGTATTGGCTGCATTAGCTGACGCTTTATCCAATGTGGCCCTTACATTTACATCCTGAATAGCCTTTTCAGACTCAAACTTACTACGTTCAGCACTTAATTTATTCAACTCAACATCCAGTTCTTTCCTAGTATTTGCAGCATAATTGTTCACTTCGACGATGCGGTTCTCAGAACGTATAATGGCAGCCTCGGCCTCGGCCTTTATCTTGGCTGCCTCTTCCTTGACTTGTTTATGTCTTGCTATAGCGCCCTGCAACTTAGCAAGCTGATCTTTTACCTTTTCGGGATCAGCAGCTAATGCGAGCAAAGATGTTAGAGCGTCAGCCTCCCTCTGTGAACCCATCATAAAATTAATTCCTTAGCTGTTTTCAATGACGGCAATTTTGTGCCTCGGGTACACACCATACCAGCGAATTTCTCCAGCGTCTAAAGAATGTACCCCATCGATTGCTTTTGGGTTCTCACCAAATCCAAGGCAACATGCAATATCTGGTTTAACCATGACAAAAGTTGCGTTTTGTGCAAAAGCTTCACTTTGATTAGATTTTCCCAATTCAATCTCAACTGCATATTCAGCAATCGGAGGAACTTGTGGTGCGGGCACAATAAGATTTGAAGCATCCCGCGCAGAACGAGAATATACAGTAATGTAGAGTTTAGGCATCAGCTTAACCCTGCTTTTGAAAGAGTTAACAAATAGTCAGATACGAGTTTCTTTTTCAAAGCAACCCACTCTCCTCCACGCAAAGGACAATCATGTGGCTGATAAACCGGGCAAGAAAGAAGGCTAGCGTCAAAATGAAAACTGGCTTCACACTTTCCACATTTAGCAATAACTTCACTAACAGGCAGAATTGGAATATTACTCATGTCACACATCTTGCGTGGAAGTCAAACTGATGTTAGTTGCCGCTGATCCCTTAGGCCCTTTCTTAACTTCAAAAGAAACTTTATCCCCCTCATTCACTTTATCTATCCCTGACTTCCGCAATTCACTTGCGTGAATGAAAATATCAAGACCGCCTATTGCGGGCGTGATGAATCCAAATCCCTTAATTGAATCGAACCACTTGATTATTCCTGTGCCTGAAATCACCACGTTACCACCGTCCAGTTTTCTCGATTGCGGGAAAACTGCTCGCCAAAAGCTGGGTTGGTACACACACTTTTAAGCAGCAGCTAGAGATTTTTCAGGAAGGGTGACCACAACCTTGCGACCAAGGATGCTGGCCAACACCTTTACCCTATCATTGGAGCTCATTCCTTCATAGATCAAAAGAAGGCCAGCAAGCGGGCCTTCATCAGTCTTGACCTGTTCCCCAGGCTTGAATTTTGGTTCGACACTCAAATTAATAAACCCATTTTGTTCTCGGCTACGAATTTCTTTAATTATAGATGTTGGAATTGATTGTGGGCCATTATCACTCAGCAAAACATGACTGATCCCGCGTGTTCCCCTGATGGAATGCCACATCTTATCGATCAGGATAAAGATGTATCGCGGAAAAAGTGGCTTAATGAGGGTAGGCTTATTTGGAACTTTTTGCTGGAACCGGGGACAGTAATGCTCATAGCCCTGCCGAGTAAGGTTATATTCGGCAATGCTTTCTTGGTTGGCTTTGCACATGGCCACTATCCAAGACAAAGAGCCAGTACCCCTCACAGTCAAAAGACTAAGCAGATGTGAGGATTAACGTATTAGCGTTTAACTGTCAATATAAGTGGTAATTCCTCCTCATCATAGATTTGCTTCGTAAGTGGGAAGCCAATGGCTTGTATATCTTTTTGCTTTTCCTTAAGCCTAGGAATTATGTATCCCTCATTTGGAATACACTCTGCTTTGGTCCAGTATTTCTTTGGAATCCTAATGTTCCGGATCGGCCTCTTATTCATTTACCGGCTCATAAGTCTTTTCGAAAATGTCGGGCTTACAAGGGTATTGTTCATTCAAGACTCCAGTGATTATCCAATCCCCAGGAGTGACCACATGATATCCTTCCAAAGTCTGAATAACCCACTTATCTGATAGCCAGGATTGACCACCCATGCTCTTCATTAACACGACATTGGGATGATCGCCCTCCTTGAACCACTGCACAGCTTCAATGACTACTGGCTTCTTTCTGAACTTCGGCATGAGCACTCCTTGATTGTCTGAAGTAGTTATACGCCGCAGCAACCAAAATGCTAATATGACGTATGATTTCTAAAAAAAATTCTGGGCAATCTAAAGCACCAACCTATCCCCAAGAAAGATTCAAGATGCAGATACATATCCTACTATTGATCTTGATAGCGCACTTCGTAGGAGACTTTCTCCTACAGTCAGATGAAATGGCCAAGAACAAGAGCAGTTCATGGATCTGGCTCTCAGAACATGTTCTTATCTACTCAGTCACACTTTTAGTTCTTGTAATGCTTCTTGAGATAATTGGCGAACCACAATGGTTCTTTAAATGGGTAGCGATCAATGCAGCTCTTCACTTCGTGACAGATGCGATCACTTCCAGGGGGACTGCATGGCTCTTCAAGAACAATGAAAGGCATTGGTTCTTTGTATTGATCGGCTTCGACCAGCTTCTGCACTATGCAGCTCTTATCTTGACGTATCCGACATGAAACCAGTAGGAGTGATCACAACTTTCAAGGAAATTAAGGAACTGGCAAGTATCCCAGATACGGTTCTTTATCTATTGGTTCCTTCAAATACCATAATGAAGATGCGAACTACAAGAGAAACCAAGTTCGTCAACAAAGCTCAACTTTGGGAGCGTAGCCCCAGGATAACGAAGTTGCTCCTGAAAACCAAGCACTATGGATACAGAACATTTTCACTTAACTTCGAGGATATCAATATGGGTAAGAACCAAAATGAGAAGCGTTGTTGGATCTTCACGAACTATTGGTTCGCAATGGCCTACGCAGAACGCAGGAAGCAAAAATGAAAAGACCGACAGGAGCAATAGCTACGAGACAAGAACTACAAGAACTGATAGATAAGGCGAAGCATGAAGAAGTGTTTCTATATGCAGCAGGGATATATTATGACGAACCAACAAAGTTCATGATCAATGATCACACTGAGATATTTAAGCACTATAAGGAGCCAGGATACATATTATCAAGTGTTCTTCAATTAAAGCCGGTCAAGAGCTGGGAAGACTTATCCTTAGATGCATTAAATATTGATACCAAGCGAAGTTTCGCCATACAGTTTCTATTCACGAACTATTGGTTCGCGCTTCGCTACAACTTGATAATCAATGTGCGTCATGAGGCTAGGATACCATTTTGATGAAGAACCATGATGAAGACATTATTCAAGTGGATTCAGGATACTTCTGTGCAGGAATATTCCTAGTCAATTACAAAATCATTGATGCTGCGCTAATTCTTAGGTGGGCCATTGGGAAGCATATTGACTGGTTTGAGCAGTATGCCGCTAGGAAACGCTGGAAGCTGACCATTGTTCCCTCATTCACAGGAACCCTTTTAACACAGTTAAAATCAACCAAAACGTAAATCAAAATTATAAATTCCGAATTCTATCTCAGCAACGACCGCGCACGAGGCACGAGCTCGGAGGGGGAGGGGGACCATTTTCATCGTCGGTATCTATTTGTTTTATCGTTGCTTCCTACCTACCTACCACTGGTTCGTCCAGCTCCAAACAAACAAACGTCCGCCTGATGCACAAGTGTATCCTTGTTTGTTTGATCGTCTAGTTCTTTATCCTACAACAACATTTGGTTCCTATTGGTTCTCAAGTGTAGCCTAGGCTACAGGTTCGTATGGTTCCTCGGCTGCAATGGTTCGTATCCTCGCGTCAACTCCTAAGCTATGCTTTGGGTGCATGGCAGGCTAGTTGCGAGTGCATAAATAATTGTGAGTATAGCAATTGACAGTGGCGCACATATGCGCCATGTTAGGCGTGTTGAAGCGGCCATATAGGCCACTTGGTTCACCGGCAAGGCCCTACAGCCCAAACGTAGGGTGCGGCTCAAAAAGCCCTAGCAACCTTGCTGCGCCCTAGCCAAAGCCCTTCATTGGGCTAGTGCTACGCAATGCGGCCAACAGGTCACCCGCCGCCACAAGCGGTGACCGCATTTAAAGGCAATGTGCTATGACTGACATTCAAACCCACTTGAAGCCCTACGCAACCTTGCTCAAGGGCTGGCATGATAAGCAGCTTGGCCCTAAGCCAACCGCTGAATTGCTTTCAACCGTTCATGCGTTGGGCTTGCGCCCCGGTAAGCAGGCTTTGGCCAATGCCATGGCTTTGCGAGTTGACGGGGTAACCGGTGCTCAAATTGTGATGGCTACCGGCGCGCCTCAACTCAACCGCATGCGTGGCTTGATTGCGGCAGGTGACTTCAAGCGCGCCATGGTAGCCCCCAATGAGCAAGGTCACACGGTTTACAAGGTGACCTTGACACCCAAAGGTGAAGAGCGCGTCAAGCGCACCAGTGAGGCGGCCGCCAACGCCGCTTTAACGGGTGACTTGCCGGCCAAGCCCAAAGTCAAAAAGGCTACGGGTAAGGCGCGCAAGCCCAAGGCGGTGCCTGCTACGGTCAACCCGCCCGCGCCGGTCAATGAGCCTGCGCAAGGTGAACCCGCTCAAGCTACCGCGTAATGCCACATTGACGGGCTGGCCCTTAACCGGGCTGGCCCGTTTTCATTTCAGCATGAAAGGTCGTAAATGTGGCTTAGCTTCATTGGCCCGGTTATCGGTGGCTTGCTATGGTTCGCCTTGAACTATGGTTCGCCAAAGCGCAAACGCAAATCGCGTTCTCACAAGCTCCACTGACATCCAGGGTCGCGCAGCATCCAGCTTCGCGGCCCTTTTTATTTGTTTGGAATTTGTTTGGAAGAAGACTAAGACCTAGAACCACACGAAGATGAAGAACACTAAGAGGGATACGAACCAGAAGATAAATCCTAAGAATAATAAACAGGGCTCATCCCGCTCCCTCATCTGGCTCATCTCACTGTTCTTTATCTTCGCCTCATCTAGGCGAAGCCTCATCCAACCTCATCTGCTTTGAAGATTAAAGAGGTTAGTTTCAATAAACACATTGCCAACTTCATAAGCTCCAACATCCCCCTTCCTGCACATGCAATATTTTAGCTTCCCACGTCCGCGTTCATCCCAATGCTCTGATTCTTCCCAGATAGACCACCATTGCCACAAGGTAAGCTTCCATTTTATCCCACGCCGCTTAGAATTATTCTTCTGTTGGTTGAAGAACCTTGTGATCCTATCACTTCTGAGCCCTTTGTATTGATCCCAAGAGCACCCCTTATTCATCTTCGTCTTTTGGTTCTTCAATTGGTTCTTAAGTTCTTGCTTCTTAGTCTTTTTTAATGAAGCCCCACCTTGATTGCGTGTAATCCCATGCCTTGACAAAATCTGACGAACACGTTCACGTGTCACCCCATAAGACGTCCCAATCTCAGCTAAAGTTTGACCACGCATGAATCTCACGATAAAAGCTGCATCCCTTGCATTTTTCATAAAAACATGTTCAACACAAATAATTTAATTTGTCTAGTCCATTGAGTTTGTCAAGCCCACGAAGACAAAGAACAGGATGAAGAAGCTTCCTAGGATGCATAAGAAGCTTCGTAGGATACATTCCATCGTCGTCTTAGTCGGTGTCGTCTGGTAAATCGTCGCTGATGTCGTCGTGCTCATATGGGGCCTAATCCTGCTCATATATAGGCTAATCCTGCCTCATCCAGCCATAATATCGTATCCTTAGGATACGATATTAGGAACTACGATATCAAGAACCATTCATATACCTTAATATATGAAAACATAGCCTCATCTACGCTTCTTCACAGTTCCTACCCTTTCAATACCCCATTCGTGAATCTTAGCTTCGTCCCATTGAATTGATCTATAGCAATCCTCACACATATAATTCCCTGGTTCCTTAGTTCTTATCTCACATACAGGACAAAGTCTTTCCTCTTGGTTCATTGCTTATTCTCCTGATAATGGATCAACTACAAGAAGCTTCTCATACAATATGTTGTCTGCTTTTAGTGCGTTGGATTGTGCTTCATTCAGCTTCCTATATTCCTGATGTAAATTCATCGTCCAATTCCCCAGTTCCCTTTCAGCTCTAACCAATTCAAGTCTTTTATTATACTCCTCACTTGCTTCCCTATACTTCCTGTGCGCTTGGAACCAATCTTCTACCCACTTAAGTCTAATCGCTGCTTCTGTATCTTCACTTACTTTACCCTGCCCAAATAACTCCATCAGCGCGATTACCAGTTCTGGTTGTTCTTGTATCCCATCACAGCAATGCGCTAACCCACCCGTGCAATCCGGGCATGGCTGCTTCTTGATGTTGCGTGACCAAGGAGGATCTTTAACAGTTACCCAATTCGTACCTTTGCACTTCTCACAAATCATCTTTCTTCTCCTTGATTTCAAACACCCTTAGTTCTGGCCAAATCACCTGGGCTGCTTCCAACTGATTCTTGATTGCAAGCATTGCAGCTTCTGCTGTTGTTGCCTCAAACCAATTAACCTCTAGTGCAGGTTTCAACATAATTCCTAGCTCCAATCTCATCTTTCTTCTCCTTTATATATTAGAAGTGTTGCCAGAAGCGTGATTATTGCTGGGATTGGCTGCTGCATGATTAGGAACATGATACCCCCTGCAAATAGAGCCAGCCTGATCAACAGTGGGATAATTGAATAGCTCATTTTTGCTTCCTTGCGTTGTATTCTTCAACCTTCTTGTTGCACGCATCCCAATATGCTTTGTCAAAGAGGCGTTGAATACCGTGTTCGCTGATATTATGGCTGATTGGCCCCTCAACATGAGTTCTGATTAATTCTACGTCACGGCCATAAATGTCTTCAGCCGTGACTACCATTTGATCTCCTTCCCTCTTTAGCCATATCCCCATGACTTGTGCAGCTTTACCTCTTGGCATTTTGTGTACTCCTAAGTTTTTGCACAAAGTGTGCAACTTTGAACAGTAGATATCAGTTATTCAGTTTAGACGCTTATATGTGCGCTAGCGGGCATATAGGCTAGCTCGTCACGAACATTGTTGCAACCCAAAACAGAGTGAGTGCATATCATGTCAGCATACAGTGAATACACGCCGGTCGTTGATAACTGGATTACCAAGCTTTTTGGGCCGAAGCCATCAGCACATGAGATCAATGAGGCCAATTCAACTGGCCGCATTGGATCAAAAGATACGTTCGCTGTTGCAATGGCTTTGCGGCCCCGAGGTGCTACCCAGGCACAGATAAAGGCTGCTTTGGGCGGTGCTCACCGCAACAAAATAGCTTCCCTTGTAGCTCATGGCGTAGCGAAGCGGGTTCCAATAGAACCTGTGAACGGCTACACCGTATATAAGATCGAGCTGATCAAGCACAGGTCAGTTCCTCAACACAACGAGCAGCATGTTGCTGCCTAGGAGGTGATGCCAAATCTACGGCCCTGAGCCACGAGGACCAATAACTAGAAGGGGCTAAGGGAAGTCAGGTTCCTTAGCCCCTTTTCGTACTTAGTTCTCATGAAAACAACACGACGTAAAGCTCTAGCACTTCTTGGTGGTATTCCTATTGCTGGTCCTCTTCTTGCCAAGCAATTAGCTGAGCGCGAAGCGATGCAGCTCTCAGGAATTAGGACACCTGGATTACACACGAATGTTGGTTCTCCTATAGGGTCACCAGGAAGCGATCTTGCACCTGCTCAAAGGAAATGGCTTTTTAATACAATCCCAACAGTTCGTGCTGCTGTCGAAGCTTTAGCGGTGGAAGAAACAAAACACGTTCACTACTTAGATGCAGACCTTGGAGCCAATAGATCAATGTCATTGGCTGCTAAAATTTATCATCAGAGACAACGGAACAAAGCTGTTTTCATCAGGAACCAAACTGAAGATTACTCCTGGAACAGGATGAGCGAAGTGTGGAAAAACGCTTCCTCACTATTAGGAATTAGTCTCAAAAAATAACGAAAGAACTGTTGATAACTCATTAGGAAGTATTCCTAGATACTCGTTGTGACTTCGGTATTGGTGGCGCACAATTGCCCAGTGTGCCCGTTACCGGGGCCAAAAGCTATTTGTGATTCGTGCCCCGGTTTGAATTGGCCACGCTGTACGTGTAGCCAGCCCATGCGGCAAAATGCGGGGCCTACGAAAAAACTGGGGTCACTTCAAACGCTGTGAAAAAGCCGGTTAACGGTTACTGCAATTGACGTGCTATTACAACTTTGGGCTAAAAGAATGCGTGCGCCACAATACGGGCATAGCAAGGGCAAGCGTAGGGCCAGCAATACGGCCCTGCCGGTCAATGCGTTGCCGCGTAGTGATAGGCCCGGCAAAGCCGCTGTAGGCCAGTATAGCCGGGCTGTGGCAAGCGCAATGGCTACAAATGCGGTGCACTATAAAGCACCGCAGGGTGTGCAAAGCATGAAGCTAAAGCTTTGGCACAAATCAGCCAAAAAGGATGGTCACATTGTACCCGCGTTGCAGGTATCGCTTACACCGTTACGTAAGCGCACCCGCGATATGACGGGGCAAGTGATAGCAATCCAAAAGCCCCACGTCACTAAGGCGGTGAACAGTAGTAAAGAATAGCGCCTGATGCGGGGTTTCAAGTCCTCGTTTCAGTAATGCCACGCCCCCCGTAGTCACGCCGCAAATACTGCGCCGCGTGAGTTTTTGGCATTCCTGTAAGCCAGCTAGCAAAATCCACAACCCCACAAAGCATGGTGCCGCTTGAAATGGCCTATACGTAAAAATACCCGGCCTCCACAATCGGGGCGAAACCCCTAAAGGGCAATTTAGTTATACTTAGGCATCCCTCAGCGTCACCAACGCCACTACCCCAACTCGCAAAGCAGCTTCAGTCGAACCCAAAAAACACCGCAGCATAAGGCGTTATTTCTCCTCTTCTCCTGAATTATTGGTGAGGGCGGTTGGTGATCCAAAGTCACTGACCGCCCCTCATCGCCAATTGTAGCTAGCAAGCATCTCAATGCTTGTCAGGGTGCAATAGGCACCAACAGGAGGAGAACATGAAAATTGAGTGGGTAATAAGAAAAAGAAAGCGTTTTGGTGGCACTTCGTACCCAGTAAAGATAACATCCCAATCACCAAACATGATCATAGCTTGGGATAAACTGTCAACCACTGACAAAATCGTTATCTGTGGTTGCCTGAATACCATGACCAAGAAGTATGAAGAGATGAACATTCATCCAGCCACACTGCCTTTTGTTCCAGTGCCAATTGCATTGGAATGTGTCAGGCAAAAAATAAAAGCCGACCCTACAAAGCTACATTACCGATACTTGAAGATACTAGATACACTTTTAAGCGTTTGCCCTGAGATGGGCAGCAAAATGAACACCCACAGAACAATTTACCTTGATGACGGCAAAGTAGCTCGTTGGTTCGGGCTTCATCCCGAACGCGGGAAGCAGTTAACAAGCATCTCAGGCAGCCCAACAGTTAGCCTGAGATGCATAGCCCCTGGGGTATGGAAATACCAAACACCTGAACGATGGCAGGTTGCCGTTGAACTGTATCTTCTAGACCACTGCCGCTAGGGCGATCATTGGTAAGCTTTCAAAATGAGGCTACCGGGCTAGGGTTAAGCCCAAAAAACTAACCCTAGGGCACCGCTAGCCGGTTACAGGCTATTTAAAAAGGCAAGCTAAAGCCCGGTTTCCCTGCCGGGCTTTGACGTGTCTTTAACCCTAAAGGCACAAAACAGGAGGAGAATATGAATAAAGCGAACATGCTGGCACTTGCCAGCTTTCTCGACACGCTGCCCGACGACAAGTTCTACATGCGGGCTTGGCTGGCTGACAAAGCTACTCATGAAGACATCAACAAATGGGACCGAGCCGGTGAGTGTGGAACCACCGGCTGTGTAGCTGGATGGGCCGCAGTAGTTGCCATCCCATTCAAAGCAGCCCGTGTCAACTGGCTACGTCACTATGACATCCAAGGTACAGCCAGGAGATGGCTTGAATTGTCACCTGGAGAATCAAGATTCCTCTTTCATGGGTATTGGGCGGCCAAAAGTTATCAAGATTCTATCATTGGTGATGCCACGCCAAAAGAAGCGGCGGCTGCCATCAGAAAGATGGTTGAGGTTGGTGGTGTATTTGAAACACCAGAAAGGCTGCGTGAGTTTCAGGTCCGACTCAGTGCAAGGCAAACTGTCGTAACCAGGGTGACGCTTCAAGCTCATGATACCGACGATGCTGAGGCAGTGGCTCTCGAAAAAGCCCGTAAGGGCCAAGTTGATTGGGAACCACTTGAAGGTGAGATTCACGAACCAATGGTCGTGGAAGTTGACGACGCCTAAGAGTGCAGCCCCTAGGGCATCTTAATTGGTGCCCTAGATGAAGCACTTTGCTTCATCTGCCAAACAGGAGGAGAAAATGAAACTATCAGAACGTGCCATGTTGGCCACAGTGCATATCGGACTTTGGACGGGCCAACTCGTTGATCGTGAAGTGACTGAAGAAGTGGCTGAGCGCCACAATTCAGATCGCAAGGAATCAGGGCGCTACACCAAATCACTCGTAGCACCTAAGTTCCTGACCAAGGTTCGTGGAGCCGCTTCAATGGCTTCAGCCACCCACAAGATGCTCACGCTGCCATGGACTGATGACGGCACACGCATCCTGGCAACTGCTGGCCATGCTCACTACACGCAATCCATGCGTACCGCTCGTCTCAAGTTTGAGGCATCCCGCGATGAGTTCATCACCAACTTCCAGTCAGTGATTGACGAAGCGCGGGACCGGCTGAAAACCATGTTCAATGTTGAGGATTACCCTGAGCCCAGCACGCTCAAGAACCGCTTCTATCTCGACAGTGAAATTTCAGCCATTGCCGAAGCTGGTGACTTCCGTGCCAAGCTCACGGATGCATCAGTCAAGGCAATTGCCAAGGACATTGAGCGGCGCACCGAAGAGCGGTTGAAGCAGGCCACCAACGACGTGTTCCTGCGGATCGCAGACGCCACCGGCAAAATGGTGGAAAAGCTGCGCTCCTATGAGCCGGCCGTTGGCGGCGAAAACGCCAAAAACACCTTCCGTGATTCGTTGGTGTTCAACATCAAGACCCTGGCTGACTTACTGCCCTCCCTGAACATCATGGAGGATCAACGGCTGGTTGACCTCCAGCAGCAGTTGGAAGCCAAGCTGCTTGAGCACAGCCCCGAAGTGTTGCGGGTGGACCCAAAGGTTCGCAGTGCCACTGCCCGTGACGCTGAAGCAATCCTGAAGAAAGTCAAATCCTTCATGGCGTAGCTAGGTGGGAGGCTTCGGCCTCCCACTCAGGGTGCGCCAAGCACTAAACAGGAGGAGAAAAATGAAATTAATTGATGTGTGTCTATCGGGTATCGGTGGCTACCAACTCATCTGGACACTCAACCGGGTGCTGATTGGCTTTTTCTTCATCTCAAGCGGCTACCATAAAATGTTCGTTCCGGCGCGTCACGCTGCGCTGGTCACGACGCTGAAAAGCTGTGGCATTCCTTGCATCAAGTACATGCAATGGTTCGTGCCTGGTGTTGAGCTATTCGGCGGCCTAGGCGTTGCCTTTGGCTTCCTGACTGTACTGGCAGCCATTGGGCTCATGGGTATCCTTGCAGTAGCTACCTGCACTGACGGGCTCAAACGCATCCCCGCGTGGGGGCCAGTTGACGAAGTAGATTACGCTGATTGCGTTCTCTACTTGCCTGAAGTTCTGTTGATGTTGTTGCTCCTGCCGGTCATAGCAGCCGGTTCGGGGCCGCTCAGCATTGACCACTTCCTAATGTGGGCTTTGGGCTTTTGATTTCATCTAGGTAGCACTTACGAGTGCTACTCAGGATGCAATCATGCATCAACAGGAGGAGAACATGAACCTTTTACAGGGGCTGGGAATGCTGGCCCTCTTGGTAGTTCCGCTCGTTGGGGCTGGTTACCTCAACTGGAAATACCCCGACAAAAACGCCACCTACAACAACCTCGATTGGTGGTAGGCCGGGAACCTCACCCCAACCTCAAAAGGGAAATGACATGCGGATCAAGGTTCCACACCTCCGCGAACTGATTGCCAAATGGATAGCCCTGTGTAAAACGCACCAGATGCTCTTTCACCGTGCAGAACAACTTGGCAATATTTTAGTTCTTGCCAGCGTCTCCGTTGGTATTCACGAACTTGAGGCCGCAGCTTCAGGCTGCGTCGCTCTGATTCTGGTTATCATCGTCACCGTTGGTGACGATGTTGCCTGACAACAACGACGAAGAGCATTTCGGTGCTCTCCTACGATGTTGTTACCAGCAACATCATTCCCACAAACAGGAGGAGAAAACTATGAAGCTCGAATTTTGCAAGCCATCAGCAACTTCGCTGGGCTTGATTGGAGCCTTGGAAGCCGTTCTCAGCGAACAGTTACACAGCTACGAGCCCAACGGCATTTGGCTCAATACCATCAACAGTGCCTTCGGCATCATCACCAAAGAGCTTGACATAGCTACCGATGAACGATCCCTGTGCCTCAGCTTCGTCAAGTCCTTCCCTGGTGAGCCAACCGTCCAGGGCAAAACCGACAGCATCAAAACTGACAAATTCTACGTCACAATGGCTCTCGAAAACCCGGCAAAAATCATGCTGTCGTTTTGCCATGAGATGATCCATGTGAGTGACCTTGCTCACGGGCTCCTCGTCCACGACAGTGAAAAGGACAAAATGTCCTACGCCGGCAAGCCGATCAACAACAAAATTGCCAAGCTGGCACGGATGGCTGGCTTGGACAGCGAACTAATGCCCTACGAACGCAAAGCGTACAAGGGGCAGGGACCCTTAATGCTGAAGGTGCTGGCGCAACTTCCGGCCAATCAAAGTGAATGGCTCGAGAAAACCTATAAGGAGGACATCGATCCTCCTTCGCTGGAAGCATACATCCAGCAGGGCACTGATGACTACAACAAAAGAATCACCACAATGACGGAACAGTTCCTGGAAGCCAAACGAGGCGGCGAACTGAACGAACTGTTTGAACAGTTCAACAGCATTGATGACTTCGACTGAACAGCAGCGACGGAGCGCATCCTCAGTGGTGCGCTCAACGCTACTGTGTAGCACAAACAGGAGGAGAACTATGGAAAGAAAACAAGTCAACTCACCTGAAGATGTAATCAATCTTGGGTGGGAAGGAAGCTACGGAAAGGATGCGTGGCGTTTTGAAGCCGTCAACGATTACATCCGGCGTGAGCCTGACAAACTCAAACGTCAACAAGCCGACGTTTACGCATCTACTTACGGCATGGGGCAACCTTGCGAAATTGACCCTGATTATGATCCACTTGAAGCTGTGGGTGACGGCTCACTTGATCTCTAAGTGTTGCTTCCAGCCACCTTTTAGGGTGGCTGTGAGAAGCACTTTGCTTCAAACAGGAGGAGAAAATGACCGAAACAATAGGAAGTGCCAAAGCCCTATGCAAAGTCTTCATGCGTGCGGGCATCCCCGTATTCATGGAGGGGCCGCCTGGAGTGGGCAAGTCCGACGCGTGGCAGCAAATTGCCAATGAGGAAAAGATCAAACTCATTGACGTGCGGCTCGCACAGATGGACCCTATCGACCTTCGTGGTTTACCAAAAGTCAGTGGTGATCTTTCAACGTGGGCACGGCCTGACTTCTGGCCCACAGTTGAGCGTGACGGCGAACGTGGCATCATTCTGTTTGATGAGGCCGCTGATTGCAGCAAAGCGATGCAATCCGCCATGTACCAGATCGTACTCAATGGCCGGGCTGGGCCACATGTCATCCCGCCCGGTTGGTACCGCTGTGCGGCTGGCAACAACCAGAAGCATCGGGCTGGCGCACAAACCATCTCAACCGCTTTAGCCAGCCGGTTCGCTTGGCTTGAAGTGGAGCCAAGCCCTGAGGAATTCTACAGCTACGGACTTCAACAGGGCTACCATGAGTATGTGCTGGGCTTCATCAAGTTCCGGCCCACCCTCATCCACTCGATGTTTGACACCACTGACACCGAGAAAAAGGGTAAGGATAACAAAGTAGTAGCAACGGCGAGGGCGGCTGAAAAAGCCTTCCCCTGCCCGCGTACTTGGGAGATGGTGTCACGCATCTGCAAACTGCACACCGACCCAATCACGCTGACAAAAAGCACCATTGCTTGCGTCGGTGAAGGTGCAGGCATCGAGTTCAGCAACTTTATCAAAACGCTGGACCTCCCTTCACTGGAGGACGTTTTGAAAGCTCCAAAAACCTGCCCCATCCCCAAGCAGCCGTCATCGCGATATGCGCTGGTGGCAATGCTGGCTCGTGGGGCCACCAGGAACAACCTGGGGAAAATACTGCAATATGCCTCACGGCCTGACTTTGGCCGTGAGTTCGAGATCTGCCTGACGCTTGATGGTTGCAAACGAGACGCAAGCCTAACAGAAACGCAAGCCTTCTGCGATTTTGCGAATCGAAACAAAGACTTGCAACTTTAGGGTGTGTTTTGGTGGGAAGGCAACTTCCCACCTATTTAAGTTTTGCTGATTTGCAAACAGGAGGAGAAAATGAAGATACTGAAAACGGCGACCTGCTACTTCACAAACTCAGAAACTGAAAAACAGTTCCGGCCAAACCTAACAGGAGGAGAAAATGCAGAAGTCAGTAAAAACTTCACTTCTAGAAGCATCTGACGCTCTTGAAATGCTTGTCAGACTGCTTCCAAAAATGCCCCGTGAAGAGCAAATTGACGTGGCTGCTCGTCTAAAAGCGGTCACCAAAAATTGCGAAATCATTGATGATGCAGTGAAAACCGACATAAAGAAGCAACGCAAGGGCAAGGAAGGCTTCATACTTGGTGAGCTCTTCAAAGCCAAGCTTTCACTCATACCCACCACCCGCTTCGATCAAAAAGCCTTCAAGGAAGCCGACTACCGAACCTATGAGCAGTACCTGAAGGAGAATAATGAAGAGCGGATCACGTTTGAGACCCGCTGAGTGTAGCTAGGAAGCCTCAGTAATGAGGCTTCTCAGGGTACACTTAAAGGATAACCTAAATGATTACATTCTCACAACTCTCAAAACTTGATCCAAAACCAGAAAAATTAGTAGAGTTGTCCATCCTTTTTGGAGGTGGAACTTGGATTAAAGCACAAAGCCTCCAACTCTCACTAAATGAAGTTTACGAAGCCGCCATAAAATTAGCAATAAAAGACAAACAAATAGAAAAAAGAATAGGACTATGGGGTTGTGATTGTGCTGCCCATGTCCTTCATTTATTCGAAATAGAAAGACCAAAAGATAACAGACCAAGGAATACAATATCCATATCAAGAAAATTTTATAGGGACGCTGCTTGGGACGCTGCTGGGGACGCTGCTTGGGACGCTGTTAGGGACGCTGCTTGGGACGCTGTTGGGGACGCTGCTGGGGCCGCTTATAGGGCCGCTGCTTGGGACGCTGCTGAGGACGCTGCTTGGGACGCTGCTAGGGACGCTGCTTGGGACGCTGTTGGGGGCGCTGCTAGGACCGCTGCTAGGGCCGCTGCTAGGACCGCTGCTAGGGCCGCTGCTAGGGCCGCTGCTAGGACCGCTGTTGGGGACGCTGCTAGGGCCGCTGCTTGGGACGCTGCTAGGACCGCTGTTGGGGACGCTGCTAGGACCGCTGCTAGGGCCGCTGCTAGGACCGCTGTTGGGGACGCTGCTAGGGACGCTGAAGAAAAATGGCAACTTGAAAGACTTATCTTGTGGCTGAGTGATAATCCACCAAAAGATTTCAATTAGTTACTTTAACCAAACAGGAGGAGAAAATGAATAAGCAGGCTCACAAAGCCATTGTAAAGGCGAGATCGCAGTTAATCGTCAGCCAACCATTTTTCGGATGCTTGGCGCTGCACCTTGAAACATTGGAGATCCAGGATAAAAACATCCGGGGTCAACACTGTGAAACGATGGCAGTTGATGGTGTGCATATGTACTACTGGCCTGACTTCGTCCTCAAACTTACTGAGGACAAACTGGTTGGTGTCATTGCACATGAGATATTACACTGCGCTTACAAACACTTCAGTAGGCGCGGCCAGCGGGATCCACTTCGTTGGAACTTTGCTGGTGACTACGTGATCAATTCCGACCTGCTCAAGGTGCCGTTTGTACTGCCAAAGTCACGACTGCATGATCCCAAATATGACGGCATGAGCACTGAAGAGATCTACGAACGACTGCCGAAAATACCTACCATGACAATCACTCTGACACCGGGTGATTTGGATGGCGGGGGGTGCGGCATTTCCATCGACATTGATGGTGCGGCTGTGCCTGAAGAAGTGGCCGCTGAATGGGAAGCCAACGTTCGGCTTGCCATAAACGTAGCCAAATCACAGAATGCTGGAAGGCTGCCTGCTCACTTGGCACGGCTAGCCCAACAGCTTGAAGAACCCAAAGTATCTTGGCGTGACCTGACACAGCAATTCATCGACCAAAGCATGACCAAGGACCATTCTTGGTCACGGCCAAACCGGCGCTATATCAGCTCCGGCTTGATCTTGCCGGGTCACATCCCGGATGCGTTACATCACTTGGTCGGAGTGATTGACACATCAGGCTCAATTCAAGACGACCTGATGCGAGCCATGATCAGTGAAATGGCTGGGGCACTCAACCAGGGTGTCGCTGACAAGCTCACGATCATTTACGCAGATGCTGCCGTTGAACGTGTGGATGAATTCCATGCTGGTGATTTGGTAATCCCAAACCCAGCAGGCGGTGGTGGCACTGATTTTGATGACTCGTTCAGGTGGATAAAGGAACATGCCTGTGACGCGTCGTGCATCGTTTACCTCACTGACATGATGACTACTTCATGGGGTGAGGACTTGGGCATTCCAACGCTTTGGGCTGCCTACGCCACTGACAGCACCCTCGCGCAATATGTACCGCCATTCGGCGACGTCATCAAAATAGAATCAGCCTTCTAAGTGTTACTAGGTGGCATCTTCACAGGTGCCACTCAGGGAACACTTACGTTCCAGCTAACAGGAGGAGAAAATTGGAGGATTACCCAGCAACAAGCAGTGTTGCCTACGAACAGGGGCTCGAAGCTCATAAAGCTCGCGCCCTTTTCTTATCTAATCCACACCCACGCTACTCCTACAATTGGGAACAATGGCGTGCTGGATTCATGGACGAACTTAACAAGAAGGAGAAACAGGAATCATGAGTATCTTCAAGATAGAAGAGCTTTACGTTGAGGAGAAAAAGCTCGGCAAAGTGGCCTGGGCTTTAGAAGGTATGACGTTGGGCCGTCCAACTTTCGTCCCCGTCAAAGGGGCCAAAGCTTCTGGTGGCAAAGTAAAAGCCACCACAACGAACGATGGTTCGGCTATGCACGAACAGGTCGCCGCGTATATTTCCACACACCACTTGAAGGAAGTAAACGCTGCTGACATAAGAAAAATTGTTGTTGCTTTAGGAGGCTCCCCAAAGAGCACATCAAACTCCACCTACAAACTGCAAAAAGCAAAATTCCTCAGAAAAAAGAAAGGAACCACTGGCAAAGGCACAAAGTACGTCGTCATCAGCAAATAATCCTCAACCGCCATTCCAACTCCAAAGGAGATCCAAATGGCAACGGACTTGAAGTCCATCAAAGTAACCAGCGGGGCTCTACAAGAAAGCCCATTGCGTGGTGGCACTGTCATCCTCAGAGGGGTAATTGATTCTGCAAGCCTCAGACACCTTTTGATCGATGAGTACCAAAGGGAGGCATTGCCCTTGGGCAAGCTTTCAAAGCTCACACTCGCCGTGAAGGGCGGTGTATCTCTCCCCGACATTGAAATTGGGATGCGGGGTGACAAAGTGCGTAGCGTCAAAGACGACTGGTTCCTTCAAGACCCCTGCTACATCATTGATGGCCAGCAGCGAGTCAACGCCTGCATGAACGCCATGGCAATGTATCCGGGAACCCCTGTGTTTTTAGGAGCTGCTATTCATTTCAAAACTAACGTGGTCTGGGAACGTGAGCGGTTTCGAGTGCTCAACTCAGACCGGGTGAAAGTTTCGCCAAACATTCTCCTGCGCAATATGCGGGAGAACCACCGGACGATTGCCGCCATCTTCAATATGACGGACGAAGGCAATACTTCGTTCGCCCTTGGTGGCAAGGTTTCATGGGATCAAAACATGAAACGCGGAAAGCTGATCACAGCACTAAACGTGCTGAAAATCAGCGCCCGGCTCCACGGACATGTTGGTGCTGGCAAAGCGATCCTCATCGGCGAACTGGGTACCCAACTGGACAACTTGGCTGAGAAAGTCACGCTCAGTCAGCTTCGTGATAACGTCAGATTATTCTTTGATGTGATTGACGAAGTGTGGGGTATTCGTACAGTTCAGTATAGGGAACTATCCCCTCATCTGAACGCGGGTTTCCTTTATATGATGGCTGGGATATTTTCCAATCATCTTGATTTTTGGAGTTTCAATGGTCACAAGTTCTCAGTGAACATTGATATTAGGCGGAAGCTTTCAAGCTTCCCTCTAAACGACCCCGGCATTTCACCATTGACGTCCTCTGCCGGGGCTTCACAAAACATCCTCTATGGCTTGATGGTCAAACATCTAAACTCAGGGAAGCGAACCAAGCGGCTCCAACCGCGCTTTGTTGAGGAACTGCCTGCGGATGTTGAGTCTGCTGACACAATTTCTGAGTAACCAAACCAACCAGGAGAAAGAACTATGGCTAAGAAAGTACGTGGCTTCATCAAGTACAAGTCCTATTCGTTTGTGGATAAGGACCCGATCATTGATGCACTGCGAACCGCAGTATCAGATTCGCAGAAATCATACACGGAACTTCACACTGACTCTGGAGTCAGTGTGGCGGCTATCCGTGGATGGTTCACGGGCAAGACAAGACGCCCCCAATTCACCACCGTCGCTGCGGTTGCTTTGGCTTGCGGAAAGCGTAATGTTTCGCTCGCCAACGGCAAAGCCAAATTGACCGATTAAAACTCCTTGACAGTTTAGAGAAACGGTTTCATATCGGTGCCATCATGACAACCTCGATCATCCCAGACCTCCCTAAAGCTCTGGTGCGTGACAAGAACAATGAAAGTGAGTTGACTAAGATGGCTAAAGGAAAGGTTGAAGTAGCGAGGGCCCCCGATTCGGCCCTCGCTGCTGACGAAGCTGATGCCCCGGCTCGTAAGCCCGTTAAAGCCAAGGCAAATGGTCATGCCAAGGAAGCCAAGCCCTCCAAGGTTGGTAAGCCCGCGAAGGTAGCCAAGCCTGCGAAGGCGGCTAAGGCTGAGAAGCCTGCCAAGGCTCCCAAGGAAGCCAAGGCTGAACGCAAGGAACGCACTGTTGACCCTGCAAAGCTGGACAAGTTCGGCTTTCGCAAGGGAAGCATCAAGTCCAACGCGGCAGCTATCTACGCCAAAGGCAAAGGGGCAACCCTTGCCGAGGTGAAGGAAGCAGTTGGCAGCAACCAATTCAACCTCCTGACTGAGGTTGAGGCGCGCGGTCACACTGTCCAGAAAACGTCAGTTGACGGTGAAGGTAACCGAAAAGTTACGCGGTATAAGATCACCGCCAAAACTGCGGAGTAAAATCTACCTCTGATCCAGAATCGGTGTGACTCACCGAAAATGGTGAGCCAATGGGTGTGACTAGTCCTCACTTCCCCTCCTCACTTTAAAATGGATTAGATTAGGCTGTCTAAAGGGTGTGGGGATCCGCCTGAAGCGGTTCCGCGACATGAGGGGTCAGCCAAACAGCTTCCAACAACCAAAGGAGATTGAACATGACAAATTAGCACCAAAAATGGAGCTAAAAGTCATGGCGAACCACAAACGCAAACGTCCACGAAGCAACACAAGGGGTGGGCGTTTTGATCGATGGAAAGCAAAAAAGCTTGGTGACGAATACCGCTGGTTGAATAATTGGCCTGCTTGGTGGGATATTGTTTTTCATAGACGCCCACATCGTCGCAAAGCAGACAAACTAACCCGAGCAGTTTTCCTTGGGAAAGTTGAAGCAGATAATGCGGCGTGGCCCGTTCACAAAAAACCACACCGCTACTTCTGGTAAGGTAGCGTAGAGTACAGAGGGCCAGGTCGTAATGATCTGGCCCTTTTTCATCTTCCACAAATGAGGGTCATTAACATGGATGACGATGTTGAGAAAACTGTGCTCACAATGAACGAAGTCAAAAAGCTAGTTGACTTCGACCTAACGAAGCTCATTAGCAAGTACGCTATGGAACACGAGCTTTCCCCATTGTCAGTCGACATCACATTGGCCGGGCTGATTGGGGTCAGCCTCGCGGTTAAGTCACCTGATCTTGTCTCACTCGAACACAATGTTCAGGCTTTTGCAGAAATAGTTCAGGATGCCGCAAACAGCGGTTTCAAAAACAAAACATTAGTTAACCCATCTGAGATAAACTAATGCCGTTCAATCCTGAATGGGATAAAATCCATCGTGAGTTCGTTTGGCACACATTTCCAGACGAACTCATAATGTCCCTTGTCATGCAGCACTATGGGGCCACCCCGGTCCCTTCCTCATCCGTAACATTCCTTGATTTGGGGTGTGGAACTGGAGCGCAAACAATCCCCCTCGTGGGGAGAGGATTTACAGTCACCGCTGTTGATGGTTCCTCAGCAGCTATTTCACGTCTCTTAAACCATTACAAAAACAAACCTGCGCCTAATCTAGAACTTATTGTCGCTGACATAACCACTCTCGAACTTGACCCCTCATCCATTGATTGTGTCATCGATGTTTGCACATTGCAGATGATACCATTCAAAGAACAATGGGGCATTGTCCAAAAAGCTCGCAAATGGCTAAAGCCGGGGGGTCGCTTTTTTGCTAAAATGGCCTGCGAACCGTTTGACCCTACCATCAACCGAACCAGCTTCATGAAGCTGACCCACAACGATGACATTTGGGAGCTGTTCAAAGGTTATTCCCTCACAGCCAAGCAATGGTTCGGCATGACCGGAGATGGAAGACAAGCCTCACATTGGGTTATTGACGCGGAGGTAGAAGACCATGGAACGTGAAGCTCAATATGAAAGCCCTGCTGCTTGGAGAGCATGGGTAATATCCCATGCTGACTACTACACCGTTATTCGACGCAAAAACATGCAGAATGAACGGTATGAGTATCCAACTCTACCACAGGCCCGGGCAATGGCCCAGCAGCTCGTCACTGAAGGCCCACACAAAAGCATACTCATCTACGCAGTAGCCGGGGTCCATGACACTTACCTTGAAACCGTCAGTATGGGGAGTCAAAATGCCACAAGAAGCAATGATCTATAACTTTGACGGGTCAACAAAGGACCCTGATGGGGATGTGATGCTTGGTTACTACTGGCAGATCATAGATACATTTGAGCGCCCAATTAGCGAACTGATGGGGCCATATGGTTCCGCCACTGAATGTAAAACTGCTTGCCAGGAGGCGTTCGAACATGATGACTATTAAATGCCCGTAACCCTCCTCACCACTAAGGATGACTTTGAAACCCTCCATGACCTTGTTGATGGGTTGAAACGAACAGTTAAAGTTGATCGTGATGTGCTTGGTCGGCTCCTTGTCGATCACACAAAACTCATCAATATGTGCAGAACCCACGCACTCAAAGTTATAGAACCAGAACCGCCTACACCCAAAAGGGTGCGAACCAAACTCATGGCTTAGCAAGCCCTGTACAGTAGCCTAGGCCATTTAGGGCAAAGGGGGTACCCCATGCCTCAAAAAGCTTGCCAGCAGGCTGCGCTTAGGGCGCTAAATAGGCTAGTTTTTGTTACCGCAAGGGTTGGCATTGCCCCCGCATCCGTGGCCGTCAACGGGCGAGCGTGTAGGCGCAACAAGGCAAGGTTCCGGAACTCTTGCGGGGATCAGTTGAAAGCCGGTGAAACCTTGCAAGACGGTCAACTCAAAGGAAGGGGCTAAAGGTGAAAAAGGTTAGAAAAACCATTGATGAGATCCAGTTTCATATAGCCAGCAACATAGCGATACATGGCAGGCAAATCATAGGGGTTACCCCTGAGCCACGAAAAACAGGGTTCTCCTACACCATAGGCAATCACATCAAGGGGCTTCCTGAGCTTTTGATCATTGGCAATTTCAATCCACATATGATGGGTCAAGCTCTCAATAAACTTTCAGAAATGCTGATTGAACGTGGTAAACCATTTGACAATGGTTCCAGCGTGAACCTAGGCGGTGCAATGTCACTTATGGCTTGGGATACTCAACCTGAAGCAAAAATCAGATTTACTATTCAAGCTGGTGAGTATTTCGGCACTGACGAATACACGGTGCAGCAGTTGGTACTCCCTGACCCGGAAGGGCACTTCCCTGATGATGCAAAATGCAACAAAAATTATGTAGTGCCGGTTCTGAAACAGGTGAAAATACTGCACTGAGATAGCGCACGGGCTCCCCCGTCCCCCCGACAACGGCCCGTGTGCTCAGGGCCGGTTTGACCAAGGCCTCCTCCTGGGTTGAACCGGCCCTTCCCTTTATGGAGACAACCCCATGGCAAAATACTATCCCAAAGGCGCAATTAAATCGGTTGAAGAGTTTCTTCTGCTCTGCAAAAAACACAAAACATTCTACACGGTAGATGACGACAAATGCGACCCTGGTGGGGTGATATCTAAAGTAAAGGTATATTCTCCTTTCATTAAAAGAAACGTCTTCGTTTTCGTTGATTCTATTGGAGGAAGGCATCTTGAAACTTGCAACCTCCAAAAAGGGAATGCTTTGTGGATAAACAATTTTATCTTCGCTAATTACTGGCACGCTCTTGCCTACTCCATGAAGTGTAAACAAAGACAAATGGAGGCCGCAGATGACTGACTGGCCCAGGGGTGCTTTCAAAACAAAGGAAGAGATACTTGCTTATGGGGAAGGGAAAGATAGTTTTGTCTGTTATCTTTTCCACCCAGCATTTGACGAAGATATGCACATCAAAAAATCAATTGTAACCCCACCATGGTTTAGAAGATTTGGAAACAAAACCCCAATGCATGACAATTTGGGTGGTTACTTTCCACATTTGATTACTCAGATGCATGAACAAGTTCTGGCGTTCCCAAATTATTGGGATGCTTTCGCTTATGTTCTGCAAATTAAAAGAAAGGAGTAAGCAAAATGCGTGAATGGCCTAGAGACGCAATCAAAACAAAAGAAGAACTACTTGAATTCTGTGACAAACAGAATGGAAAACCATTCACATTCTATTTATTGGAAGCAGACCTAAGTATAATAAAAAGAAAATTATCCAAGCCATGGATAGAAGAATCAAAACATATCAGTAACAAGTGTGTCCTAGCAGACGGTTTTCGCCGTTATTTATCCTCTATTGGATTAGAGGAACCAATACATGGATACGATATTCCAAACTCGTTCATGTTTCTGAATTATTGGGATGCGTTCGCCCACGCTTGTCGTCTCAAGGAGGGAGCAAATGCCTGAATTTCCTGAAGGGGCTGTAAAGTCAAAAGAAGAACTACTTGAGCATTGTAAGAAATTAAATGGAAAACCATTCTTTTATTATTTGGTTTTTACAGACCATCGTGAAATGGAAAAAAGAATTGTACGGCATCCATACATTAAAGGCCCCAAACTTGAACCAAGACGTGAAATTCTAAACGACAATGCTGGCAGATACTTGTATGCCCTTGGGTTAGAAGAAAATTATTGTCATAATTATCCAATCTCTTTTATGTTTCTGAATTATTGGAATGCGTTTGCTTATTCAGAACGGCAAAAACAACGACTTGCTTTAGACGCAAAACAAGCTGTATAAAAGTGAACCCCTGGAGCGGGTTATGGTGCTCCAGGGGTTCTGATCCACATGCTGCTACCAAGCTGGAATGTGGATGTAGCTGACCTTATATGCCCCATTAAAGCAGATAGGTCAACCAGAGATTCCAGCTTACCCGGCTAAAAAGCCGACTGAGTCTCGCAGCACCCCCCAAAATCCATTCTGGACCAGCAGAATCCCTGGTGAAGAAGCGTCCGGGCACGAGGAACCCCCGACCGCAGCCATGTATCCTAATCAGGGGATAAGGCTGGAAACCAGAGCAAAAATAAGGCGCTACGCCTGTCTATGGGCATAAGTAAACATAGACGCCCGTGGTTCTGATCCTTCCACGCTTCGGTATGGGAACGAAGTGCCATAATTGGATACTCTGGTTATAGACGCGAACTGATCGTTTGTAGTGAACTATAGTGTCTTAAGACGAGTTCTCTATGAATTGAGTAACGCTAAGGTAGGAACGGGCGCGTCCACACTTACGCCTGCCTGCCTTAGCGGGGGTTCATCTATGGAATGTAACCAAGAAAGGAACTAGAAATGGTTAAGAAAGTTAGTAAGAAGCTTAGAAGTAAGAAGGTTCTTTATGTAACTCGAAAGAACTTCAAGAACCTAATGAAGAAGCATCCTGATCAAGTGGTTCGTGCTTACAAGTATGTGAGTGCGAATTGGAGAGGGCCTTATAATCCTACTGTCACTTACAAGCCTGGGGATACGGTTTATGTCACGAGGTGGGATTCTAATCCTATGGTTGATTGTAGCAATGGTTTGAGTGTAGCCACTGAGAAATGGTGCAGGGATGATTCTTGCAATAGCCCAGTTCGTGGGAACCCAAGGAAACGAGGACAAGATAGGCTTCTGCTCGTAGAATTCAAAGTCAGTGACATTGTGTGTATCCCAACTTATTCAGATTTGAAGCTTCGTGTGAAGGAATTCTATGTGGTCAAGGAACTGAAGTGGTAGATACGAAGCTTCGTCAGGTTCTTTCACTGTTGCCGGTTCTCAGTCAAAGCGAACTGGCAACAGTGAAGACCGCAGCAGAACAGCTCTTGGTATCCTCAGGAGCTGGTTCTGACGAACCAGACCTGCTCTATGATGCACTAACAGCAGCTCTCAATGTCAAACTTCCCTACAGCCACCTACCAAGGCAAATGCGTAAAGCGTGGGATAAGAACACACCCATAGTCGTACAATTTATGGAGGTTAACTGGAAGGTAACCAAGACGCATAAAATCATGCGGATGGCCATGATGAAGTTCTTGATTAACTTGGTGATAGACGAACTGAAGGCTCAACGTGTACCTGTTAGCCTGGGGACTGTGATTACCAACCTTCACCGAATTGAGGAAGTATTCGACCGTCACTTCCCGTCCTATCGTGAGAGCGGGTTGAGTGGCCTCATCGTCAAAGCAATGGAGCGAAAATGAGCAAAGCTATTGATTTGGGGATCATGGCAGTAGGGGAAGGGGCAGCTCTTTGCGCAGTGGCTTATGTCTATTTTCAGATCGGTAAAAGGATTGGTTATGCTGAAGGGCTGAAGTTTAAGAAATGGTTCCAGGGACGAGCCAGTGAGGGTGAAGGCCAAACGCAGTCTGCCCCGAACCAAGGATTAGGCGGTATCAGCAGAGCACAAAATCCCTATTGGAATAACCCTACCGTGGCGCAAAACACATTCGGTCCGAACCAACAGCAACTGCAAAAAAAAATGCAAGCTGCCCTTAATTCAATTAACAATCTCAAATCCTAAATGCTAGGAAGCTTACAGGAGAATCTTATCACGCTCTTATCTTTTGATAAAGAGCGTTGTTTGACTATTCGCAATGTGGTTGAGGCTGATCTATTTGGTGGCCCTTACAGAACCATTGTTGCACGTATCTACGATTTCATCGACAAGTACAAAAAGCCACCAAAGGATCATCTAGCTGATATCCTCAGTGACAAGCTAGAGTCTAAGAATGTTCGTGAGGCTGAGCTCTACACTGATATAATCCAATCCATTCATGCTGCCCAAGTCGGGATAAACTCCGAATATGTGATGGCGCAGCTCGAGACGTTCGTTAAGCGTCAATCACTTCGTGGCATAGCAGTAGAGCTAGCAAAGGCGCTCCAACGTGACACAGAAGAGTCACTTGAAGAAGCAGAGGGTCTTTTATCTAAGGCGAATAAGCAAACGCTGGGAATATTTGACCCAGGCACTCGACTCAGTGATAAAAAGCGAGCGCTTGGATTCCTTGACAATTCAACAGTTGCTCTACCTACAGGCATACCTGAGTTGGACAAACGAGGATTTGGCCCAACTCGTAAAGAGATGTGGCTCTACATCGCCAACACCAAAGCCGGGAAATGTATTGCAGAAGGGGAGCAAGTCCTCCTAGCTGATGGCAGTTATGTGCCAATTCAGAATATTGATATGGTAGGAGTTAGCGTTGCTTCTCTTAATGAAGATACGATGCGTTTTGAGGCAAAGCCTGCAAGACTTGCCTTCAATGGGATTAAGAACGTAGTCAAGGTTACAACCAGAACTGGGCGCACAGTAACTCTAACTGATAATCATCCACTTCTAACTAAATCAGGTTGGAAGCTCACTTCTGAGGTTAGGGTAGGTGAGGCAATTGCAGCTCCAATTGAGCTACCATTTTTTGGAAATGAGGAATTTCCTCGCGAGCAATTAAGACTACTTGGGTATTTAATTGCGGATGGGGGGCTCACAAAAGCCTCAACCCCAACATTCACGAAACATGATCATGAAGTAGTTGCAGATTTTATCCGTTGTGCAGAAACTGTGGGCTGCACCCTTACTCCAAGTAAAAAAGTGTTTGGAGAATATTGGGTCACAAGTCACGGGAAAGAGAATAACATCGTCAATTTGCTAAAGACGAATGAATTAATTGGAAAAAAATCAAACGCTAAAGTAATCCCAGACTTTATCTTTAGGCTAAAAAAGAAGTTAATTGCTGAGTTCCTATCAGCCCTATTCACTTGTGACGGCTCCATCTTTGATAAAAAAACCGGGGCTTGTTTTGAATATGGAACAACAAGCAAAGTGCTTGCACGTCAGGTAGATCATCTTCTAACCAGATTCGGCCTCGTCTCAAAGGTAAGGGAACGATGGCAAATTGTGGCTGGAAAGCCATATTGCAGTTGGACTGTTTCTATAAAAGGAAAGCGTCAAATTGTTAAGTTTGACGATGATATTGGATTGTTTTTTGGCAAACAGAGGAAGTTAAACACACTAATAAGAAAACATGGTTTGTCAGGCGCGCGAACCAATTATACCTGCAATGACCGAGTTGGTAGCATTTTCTATGATAAAGTAGTTTCAATAGAAAAAGCCGGTAGAGTCAGAACATATGACCTTTCAGTTGAAAGAACTCACAATTTCATCGCGGGTAACCTTGTTGTCCACAATACCTGGGCGCTCATCCACCTAGCCAAAATGGCTCTGATCCACAGGGTCAGGGTTTGTCATATCACGCTTGAGATGTCAGAGGCGCGTTGCGCTCAAAGGTATTTACAAGCGTTCTTTGCCATCTCAAAGCGTAAGGAAAGCTTTCAAACAATTCACTTCGAAAAGGATAAACTTGATCGCATTAGTGGCTTTGCAGATGTAAGGGTCACACCAACTTTATCTTTTGATGACCCAAACATCAAAGCGAAGCTAGCCAAAAAGATAGATAAGGCTGGAACTAGATGGTTGGATAACATCTACATAAAACAGTTCCCCACTGGCAGCCTCACTGTAAACCAGCTCGAAGCATACTTGGATAACCTGGAGCAAACTGAGCGGTTTATCCCAGACCTGCTAATCATTGATTATCCTGATTTGATGAAGCTTGATGCGGCTAACTTCAGGCTAGCCATTGATGACACCTATAAACGCATTAGGGGGCTACTGGTAAGCCGCAACATAGCTGGAGCCGTGGTAAGCCAAAGCCACCGCAGCGCAGCCAAATCAAAGCTAGTGGGTTCAGACAACGTAGCTGAGGCGTACAGTAAGATAGCCCATGCTGATACCGTGATCACGTACACGCAAACGAAGGCAGAGCACAAGTTGGGCTTGGCCCGTTTGCATGTGGCTGGTGGCCGTAATGATGAGGATAAAATCACTATCTGTATCTCACAGCAATATGGGATCGGTGCTTACATGGTGGACTCAACACTGATGAATGGCGTTTATTGGGAGAACCTCCCAGCGGGAGATGAAGGAGATAATTGAGGGGCTGTTTGACTCCCCAGAAGGGGCGATAAAATCTACTGAGGAGATAACGTGCGGGATTTTTGCAAAACATGAACCAGATATAATTGTCTATATGGCTCAGGCTTACTTCCTTCGGCTTAAAGAGAAATATGAGAAGGGGGCAAAGACGCGTGAGGAACTAGAAAACAATGCTTAACAAACGAATCATAGATGAGTTCCTAGCTAGGAAGCTTGACTCGTTTGATTGGTTAAAGGATTGCTCCCGCAAAGAGCTATTGGCAGCATTGTCTGAACTTAAGCCCAAGCCTGACTTTGGGCAGATCAAGCCGTGGGACCATCAGCTAGCCTGCTTCCTAATTTTGCTTGAACTTAAACGCTTCATCTTTCACATTGACATGGGGGGTGGCAAGACGCTGCTAACCTTGATGCTGCTGAAGTATAGGAAGCAGCGTGGTGATAAGCCTAAAGCCATCGTATTTGTGCCCTACATCACTAGCGTAGAAACCTGGGTTGAAGAGGTAAAGAAACATGCTCCAGATCTTCTATGCGTCCCTTTACTGGGTAGTGGCAACGATAATTTGTCTGCAATGTCTGCTCCTGGCGATTTATTCGTTATTTGCTATCAGTCTGCTCTTGCGATGGTCAGTGAGACAGCTACTTCAAAAAAGGGCAAAACAAAATGGACGCTAACCCCGAAGCAAGTGAGGAAGTACTTTGCTGATTTCGACATGTTGGTGATGGATGAGATCCATAAATGTAAAGGAGTGACTTCACTCTATTACCGCATGTGCAGGGCTATCTCAGCCCAGTGTGATTGGGTCATGGGGCTTACGGGGACGCCCTTTGGCAAGGATTTGCAGGACCTATGGCCGCAGTATTACTTAATTGATTTCGGTGAGACGCTAGGCCCGACAATGGGCTTTTACCGCGATTTATTTTTTGACAGTAAGCAGGGATACTTCGGAGGATACAAACACACATTTAAAAAGAAGCTGATGCCAAAGCTGGAACGGACGATAAAGAACTGTTCTATTTATTACGGCATTGATGAATTCTACGACATGCCTCCTAAGGAATACATAATCAAGAACGTCAACTGCCCAGACGCTTCCAATGTGTATGCCGAGGCTTCAACCAAGAAGCTTCGTGAGGCAATCAAAGACGGACAATATCGTGAAGTGGAGTCAGAATACCTTAAGCTGAGACAGCTTTCATCTGGCTTCATGACCTTGAAAGGCACAGATGATGACAAAATTCAGATTCGGCTCGAGGATAACCCTAAGTTGGAAGCGTTGGAGGATATACTTATATCCTTACCGTTCGGGCGTAAAGCGATTATTTTCCACCATTTTGTCTTTACGAATACGATAATAAGTGACCGTCTCAAGAAGCTGAAGATCAACCACGCTAGAATCTGGGGGAAGCAAAAAGACCCAATTGGGCAATTACGGTTGTTCAAGGATAACCCTGATTGTACTGTTTTGGTTCTTAATGATAAGTCTGGTTCGAGTTCTCTAAATCTACAAACCGCCAACTACTTGATATATTTTGAGCAACCCGATTCGCCAATTGACCGACAACAAAGCGAGCGTAGGGTATGGCGTCCGGGTCAAAGCCAGCGCGTACTTATTTATGATCTGCTTATGCGCAGGACTGCTGACTACCCGCTCTACAAATCGAATAAAGCCGGTGCTGACATGCTTAAGCAACTTCTTGCAGGGAAGGTTAGACTATGAATGAACAACCCTATCTTGAAAGGCACAGAACAGAACTAGTGTGGAATAAAAGCTTCGATCAGGAAGCTGAATGTGTATGTGGACATCCGTATTACCGACATTTTGATAGCTACGATAATATGGCAAATGTAGGCTGTAAATATTGTGGCTGCTTTGAATTTCGTAAAGCTCAATTGGAGTTACCCTTGTGATCTTGAGTGCGCAGTCTATCCGCAGACGTAGAACTCTAATCACGCCGTTTGTTGAGCGAACAGTAGCTCATGGCATGACCTATGGGTTGTCGTCTACTGGGTATGATATCCGGGTAGCTGAAAGCATGCTGCTGTTCCCTGGCGAGTTTTTCTTAGGTTCTTCAATTGAGCGTTTCAGTATGCACAATGATTTGTTGGCTCAAGTGGCTGATAAATCATCGTGGGCTAGAAAGGGGTTGTTCGTACAAAATACGATTATAGAGCCAGGATGGTGTGGATACCTCACACTTGAGATCACAAACAATAGTCGGGATCACTTAAGGCTCATTAGTGGGATGCCAATAGCGCAAATTGTATTTCAATTATTGGATGAGCCAACTGAACAACCTTATCGGGGAAAATATAACAATCAGAGAGCAGGAGCTGTCAGAGCCATAGAGGAGATAAGTCATGAAAGTGGATTGGAAACGGTTCAGCAAAATGGTGAAGGAAAAACGTGAAGCCCTGGCCTATAGTATCCGTGAAATTAGTAAAGAGTTTCACGTTGATAGGCGAACCTGGGGGAGAGCAGAAGCAGGGAGGCCAATTACAGTGCGTTTCTTTTTAGCCCTTTGTCATTGGGCCTGCCTGGATCCAATTAGTTTCTATGTAAATACGCCCAAAAAATCCAAATGAACTGGATAGAATTTCTAGATGATAACCACATTGGGTATGTTACAAAAAGTGGCAACACCAAGCGTGGTGAAGTGTCGATTCACTGCCCGTTCTGTGGTGACGACGATCCATCTGAACATCTTGGGATCAGCCTTACCACTGAGAATTGGGGTTGCCTCAGGAATGGTGCTCATAGGGGTAAAAGCCCCCAAAAACTTATCCAGGGCCTGCTTGGATGCTCGTTTGGGCAGGCTAAACTGGTAGCGGGGCAGTACAGTCGCCCCGATCCGTCCAACCTTGACGAGGCCTTGGCCAGTTTAACCGCCACCAGTGAGCCCCCTAAGCCCGACAAATGGGCTCCCTCAGCCCACCCCCTTGAGTTGCCTGAAGAGTTCAGAACTGTAAAAAAGGATGGGCCAACCAAGAAGTTCTGGAACTATCTCAAGAGGAGGGGATTCACCAGCATTTCATGCTTGGTTGAAGAATATGAATTGCAGTGTGCTTTAAGCGGACGTTGGAAGGATAGGGTGGTTATCCCATTCTATGATTCTAACAGTGACTTGGTAGGGTGGACAGGACGCGCAATCAGCAACCCAGTCAATGCACCCAGATACCTCAGTTCGTCTGAAGCAGTGAAGCACACTGTTTGCTTTGAGGAAAAGCTTCAAAAAGGGGACGATACACTCTTTATAGTAGAAGGCCCCTTTGATGCCCTGAAACTGGACTATTACGGGAAGCAATATGGGGCTAGGGCCACTTGTGTCTTTGGTGTCACAATGAGTATTGACCAGATTTGCATTCTAAGTGCGCTTAGGCGTAGATTCAAAAAGGTTGTGGTTCTCTTTGATCAAGATGCAGTTGAACCTGCTTTCTATGCGGCTGATTGGCTACACTCAAAAAACGTAATTATCGGCGCATTGCCAGAAGGGATAAAAGATCCTGGAGAATTGTCTGAACAACAAGTTCTAAAGCTCGTTGATAAATACAAATGAGTGGGATCTCGTGTAGATTTAAGTTGACGGCCAATTTGTTAATTCGCTAGCGTCGGCACCTTCACTAATTGGAGGCTTGGCCGATGCAGCAGAAGCGTTTACGCTCGAAGCTTAACTGGACGCCAAAGTGGGAAGGCCCAATACGAGCATGGTCCTGTAATTTCATAAGCAGAAATAAATGGCGCTGTGATCCGATAAATGACTTCGAAGACCTGCTCCAAGACGCCTATTTGATTTACCTGAAGATAGTTGAATCCTACCCCTCAATTACAGAACCCCAGATTTTCATGGGCCTCTTCAAAATGGCCATGACCAACAATATGCACGATAACGCACGCTACGTTAAACGTAAGCGTGTAGTCCACGAAGAAACATCGGTGGATGCACCAGAACTGGCTACCGGACGTATAGGGGAAGTGACGAACAATGGTTACGTCTCAGCCTTGTTGGCTGAGGCTCCGGAAGAGCTACAAATGGCTCTTGACATTATTGAGAATAACCCAGAAGCTCTAAGGGGTAAGCCCAAAGTCAAAAGAAAGCGCCAAAACCTCAATATGCGGTTAAGGCGTATCCTTGGCTTTGACACAGCCCGCCTAAATGAACTCCGTAACTATGACTTCACTGGGACGCTCAAGTCCCTTCTTCAGGAGCAAGCGTGATGTCTGAAATTGAGCAAGAACTGCGTAAAGCATGGAAGATGCGTAAAAAGGAGGAAGATTTTGACAGTCGCCAGGATTACTTGGTGGCATTGATCCGTGGTTTTGACATTGCGTGCAGCAAGGACGATGACCTGTTTGATACCATATCCCAGGAAGCTGCTGATTGGTTTAATGCAGCTACTGAAGCCAGAAACAAAAAGAATGAGATTGAGGAGTTCCCTGATCTTGAGGCTGAGGTCGCTGAAGAGGCTGAGGATGAGCCTGAAGATGAGGCTGAAGTTGAAGAAGCTGATGACACTGAAGAAGCTGATGATGAGCCGGCTGATGAACCTGAGGAAGCCGCTGAGTCTGATGAAGAGCTCTCAGCTTCTGAGGAAGCTGAAGCCGAATCCGAAAATGAAGAAGCTGAAGCTCAAGCCGCCAAAAAAGCAAAGAGCAAGAAGCCTGCGGGAGGTGGCAAGGTGGCCAAACCTGCTGCAAAACAGCCAAAGAAAAAGCGTGAGCCCTCCAGTTACGCTAATATCACCGGAGCGAAGGATAAATTCGGCATTATCATTGGGACAAAAACCGCTAAGGCGGTAGAACTCTATGAAAAGGGGGCGACATCAAAGGACATCAAGGAGGCTACTGGAGGTAAGTTCTACAATGTTCTGACGAAGCTCACCAGTGAGGGCCACAAGCTTGAAAAGCTTCCTGGTGGCGTTTTCAGGCTCACTCATAAGGACGATGTTGTGAAGCCTTCCAGGAAAGGGAAGTGAAATGAAGCAGAACGAAGTGCCTGCCATCTTTGTCAACCATATGTCTGTCACGTCATATCGGGATAACTCAGTGACAATTTCATTTGGAACTTCTCTTGATGGGAATGACGAAACTGCCACGTACCACTCAGCAATTCATCTACCTTTTCAGGTCCTGAAGAATCTTCAGGGAATGCTGGAGAAGATTTCAAGCATGATGATGGCTGGCGAAACAAGAGAAAATGCTAATTAAACGAACTTCAGGGGGGCGCACTTTATACACAGAGCGCCCCCTTCTTTTAAGTGCTCAGCAGGGTTATGTCCGACCTGGGCCTGGAAAGCTGTGGTTCCAGACTACTACAACTGTTTGGCGGGTTGATGAATTGATCCGCCGCAGCGTGCGTGATTGGCGCAGGCTGACCGGGGAAACCGGGCATGACGGTTCCCGCGCTGAAACTATGAGGAAGGATCATGACTCCGTCTACACTGGCACAGTATCAGTCTTTCCTGCTCCATTGGTCGAATGGATACTACTGCGTTATGGGGGTCCGACTGGGTCCACCGTCTTGGATGCATTTGCGGGGGGTCCCCCAAGAGGACTCGTATCTAGTATCATGGGATACAAATACACCGGCTTTGACATCAGGCAAGAGCAAATAGATGAAAACGTGGCAGTTCTCAATTCTCTTGGCCTCACTGGTGCTAGTTATATTCTTGGTGATGGGCGTTTCCTGGATCCTGAACTACCCAAGTTTGATTTCGCCCTAACATGCCCGCCCTACCATGATCTTGAGAAGTACAGTGATCAATCTGATGACTTAAGCAACATGTCGTCCTATGACGAATTCAATGGGGCCATGTTCCTGAGTGCTCTAGCTCATGCTAAGTTAATGAAGCCGGGTGCTTTCGTATGTATTGTCGTAGGGCCATTCCGCAATAAAAAAACAGGTGAGTTAATTGATTTTCCTGGCCATACCATAGATAACTTTCGAGAAGCTGGTTTCATTTACTGGCAACAAGTGGTGTTGAGTAAGAATTTTGCGTCTGCGGCGACTCGTGCTAGTAACGCCTGGAAAGGAACCAAACTCGTACCTTCCCACGAATTCCTATTGGTTTTCAGGCAACCATTAAATGAATAAGAAACTGATAGATTTGACTGGTGAGCGTTTTGGAAAGTTGATTGTATTATCAAGGGATACAGTAGAAATTGGGGCTAAGGGGAACAAGAAGGGACAATTTAGGTGGAAGTGTAAGTGTGATTGTGGAACCGTTTGTTTGGTTAGGTCAGGTGAACTGAGGTACGGGAGCACAAGGAGCTGTGGGTGTTACCGGCGTGAACGAAATTTCAAACATGGGCACACCACTCATTTTTCAAAATCTAAAACAAACCAAGTCTGGAACGCAATGGTGCAACGCTGCACAAATAAAAAAGCTAAGTCCTATAATCGATATGGTGGCAGAGGGATTGTGGTGTGTACTAGATGGCTTGTTTTTGAAAACTTCTTATCTGATATGGGAGAAGCCCCTGAGGGATTAACTATTGAGAGAATTGATAATGACGGGCCTTACGCTAAATGGAATTGTTGCTGGGCAGATTGGGATACTCAAAACAATAATAGGAGAAGAACTAAGAGTGTAAATGTGCGTGCTCACCACAATAAATTTAGAGCAGATGTTTCAATAAAGGGAGAAAGATTTTATCTCGGTTTGTTTGAAACATCGAAAAAAGCAATTCGAGCTATCAGCCTTCGCTTAAGATCAAAGGGGTTAGTATGAATAGAAAAGAACTGGTTGATACTTTGGAGCTAGTTGGCCGTGCATTAGCTGATGGTGACCTAGTCCCAATCTTCAAATGCTTCACATTCAATGGCAGTGAAGTAGCAGCCTACAATGACGTGCTTGGGATTGTAACCAAGTGTGAAACTGAGCAATCATTCGGGGTTGATGGCAAGACACTGCTTGGGCTACTCAAGAATAGCTATTCTGAGGAAGTTGAGATTGATTTTGAAGGGCATGATCTAGTCATCAAGGCTGGTAAGAGTACTTTCAAGCTTCCGTTTCATCCTGACGATGAATTTCTATTTACTGAGCCTGAAGAAGCACCGGATATTACGGTCAAAATTGACAGTGACTTCCTAAATGGCCTTGATCGTTGCTTAATGACTGTGGCTAAGAGTGAGGCTATGCCTGCCCTGAAAGGGGTTTCAATTACTCAGAAAGATAAAGCCATAACTATGTATTCCTGTGATGGGGATACATTGACGCGATATATCACTACAATAAAGGGAAACCCAAAACTCCCTGATTACATGATTCCAACTTCTTTTTGTGAAACTGTGCTTAAAATCCCAGAAGTTGAGGATGCCACACTTTCACTGAGCAAGGATTGGGCAATTGCCTCAATTGGTGAGGTAACCGTTTATGGTAGGATAATTCAAAATGATCGTCCTCTTGATTTTGCCGGTCAGATAAAGAAAAAGATAAGTACAACTCCACAAATGGTAGACGTGCCGAAGCTATTAGACAATGCGCTTTCACGAGCACGCATTGTAGCTGACCCTGAATCTGCAAAAACCATCCTGACTGTGAAGGGTGGAAAGGTAACAGTAGTCACTGATGCCTCGATGGGCATTGTCAGGGACGTGTTACCTTTCAAGCACCCTGATGTGGAAGCTGGTGTGAGTGCTCAGCTCCTGCAACGCTCACTGAGTATTTCTGAAAAGATAGCAATTACGGAGGAGTGTTGTGTATGCACATCGGGGAGCAACTTCTTTCAACTGATAAGCAATATGGGATGATCAAAACCGTCACAATTGATGACGTGTTAAATGCAGTATCGGAAATCGCTGAAATTCCGATAGATGTGTTGGTGGCTCCAGACGTACAGACACTCAGCGTCACTTATTGGCGGCACATCGCCATGTACTGCATGTGTAAGCTAACCTTCCGATCATTGCGGGATATCAGCATGAGGTTTGGGAAGCGTGACCACTCGTCTGTCTACTACGCGATAAATAAAGTATCTCAAATGCTGATTGACGGCAAGCCACTCAAAACTGGGGATGATGTAGAAAAAGTCAAAGCCAGAATTGGAGGCTAAGACATTTCATTTTTCTTCACCAAACCGGCCCGTAAACCCATTGCAAAGGCCACTGGTAGGGGTCCAACGTCGGGGGGTAAGGCCAGCGCCCAGACGCTGTCACGCATTGGCTGTGCCGCCTGCCCGCTTAACAAGGCGGACGTAACCACGCCTAAAATGGCCCCTATTTTGGCTAAAAATACACTCGTCTACTTCCTAGGGAGCGGGCCTACTGAAGCTGACGATAAATCTGGGGAACCGTTTGGCAATCTGCACATTGCAGAAATACCTGAAGAGACACTTAAATTCTGCTCCTTTGACAACGTAGTGCGTGACTACACTAAGAAGCCATCATGGCAGGAAACTGAGTGTTGCCGTCCACTAGTCACAAAGAGTATTGAAACAGCAAATCCAAAGCTAATAATCGGTCTAGGCCACGGTGCCTTATCCCAGGTTTTGGGGTCAAATGACCTCGTAGGGATGCGTGGACGCATCTTCAAAGTCAAAATAGGTGAGTGGGTGGGGTATTTCATGCCCACCTATGATCCTACTGACTTGATTAAAATGGCTTATGACAAAAAGAAGCCATTACGATCAAGGTTGGGTCATTGCTTCAAAATGGATTTGAAGCGGGCTTTTGAATTGGCCCCAAAACTTCGTGCTGCTACTGCCATCCCGACTGAAGATCAGATGCGAGCTGGGATTCAGTGCTTTGACGGTTCTGAACCTGGGCACTTCGCGTTACTGATGGGTCTGCTTCAGCAGGCAAAGAAAGCGGAGGTCAAAGCCGTAGATATTGAGACCAAAGGGCTGAGGCCGTACAGCAAAGGGGCCGCCATCATGTCGATGGCAATTAGTTTTCAGGCTACCCACGTAGCCTTCGCTTGGGATCACCCTAAGTCAAAATGGACAGATCAGCAGAAGCTGAAAATTGGTGCTGAGTTTCAGAGAATACTTCGTGATGACACTATAAAGATAGCTCACAATGCTCCCTTTGAATTAGAGTGGTTCATCTGGCTCTACGCTAAAGATGTAGTCAGGCATGATGTCTGGGAAGACACCATGATGCAGGCTCATTTCATTGATGAGCGTAAAGGCAAACAAGGCAACAGTGAAGAAGATCACGCTTCTCCATATCAAAAACTAGATTTCCTATGTAAGCAGTATTTTGGCACTTCCTACAAAAGCTTCTTCAAGCTTGATAAGAAGGATATGTCAAAATCTGACCTAGGTGAAATACTGATCTACAATGGGGTAGATACTAAGATTACGCTTCAGCTCTGGGTTACTCAAAATGAGATAATGCGAGAGCTTCAGGTTTATGATGCCTACATAGAAGCACTCCCTAGGCAATGCACTGTTGCAATCATGCAAAGCCTAGGTGTGATTGTAAATCAAGACGAGATAAAGAGTTCACAGAAAAAGCTTGAGGGTGAAGTGAATCTGATCATGGCCAAGATCCATGATCTTAAGGTGGTCAAAAAGTATGTACTGGATAATAAAGAATTCAACCCACTGGGTGAAGATGCAATCAAGCTTTTCAGAGATTATCTTAAGCGTAAGGAAGTGACAATTGTTGAAGAAAATAACACTCGCTATTCCGTTGACAAAAATGTGTTGGATAAAATTGACCACCCTTTGGCTAAGCTGATTGTCGAACTTAGGAACAAATCCAAACTCAAATCCACCTACGTTGATGGGCTTGAGCTTGGGGTTGGAGATATTATTTATCCTGACGGTAAGCTCCACACTTCATTCAACACCACATTTACGGAGACCGGCAGGCTGAGTAGTAGTTCGCCAAACCTTCAGAACTTTCCAAAAAGAAATGATTCTTGGGTACGGAAGTCAATTGTTCCACCTAAAGGGCACTTGATGGTGGCTGTGGACTATGGGCAGCTAGAAGCTTGCACCGGGGCTATGTGCTCACGCGACAAATACTTGGTGAAAGCTCTTTGGGAGGACTACGACATCCATATGGAATGGGCTCTAAAAGCAGCCCACAAAGCCCCTGGGCTCATAGGGGGCAAAGAAAACATTAAAGACGCAAAAATAATGAAGGGTTTTAGATCTCTAATAAAAAATAAGTTAGTTTTCCCCGCTTTCTTTGGTGCTGCTTCCACATCAGTCAAAAGGTATCTGACGGCAGCCACTGAGTATGACGTAGATCAAGGTGATGTGGACGACCTAATGGATGAATTCTGGAAAATATTTGCCGGCGTCCACTCTTGGCAAGATGAGACCATGAGACGCTACTATGATGAGGGATATGTTACGACACTCACTGGAAGGCGGCACAACTACCCACTGACCAGGAATCAAGCAGTGAATATGCCGATTCAAGGTGCGGAGGCTGAATTGGTGTGTGACGCCATGAATAGGCTATCCATAATAGCGTCAGAATCTGGAAACTGGTACATGCACCCAGTTTTGAACGTGCATGACGATTTAAGCTTTTTCATTCCTGAAGATGAAAAGCTTCTTGAGCCTGCATTAGAAATTATCATGAAACAGATGCTAAAGTTCGATTATAAATGGATTAACGTCCCATTATCTATCGAAATTTCTCTTGGCAAGAACTGGGCTGAATTAGAGCCATTAGGGAAATTTTGGTCACACCGGGACGTATAGGCTTTAATGACATCCCTTCACACGGTTTATAGGCCCAAGACCTTCACAGAAGTAATTGGGCAGGACGACGTTGTCGCTTCACTCAAGCGCATAGTGAAGGATAAACGTGCCAAATCCTTCATATTCACCGGCCCATCTGGGACCGGAAAGACCACCCTGGCCCGTGTTTTGGCTAACGTCTGGTGTGGGGGTGAAGCTACTCAACAAAATGTTGAAGAGATAGACGCAGCAGCCAATTCTGGCGCTGATGACATGCGCAAAATTGTGGAACATACTAGGTTCCGTGCAATTGGTTCCTCACCTGTTAAAGTTATTATCGTTGACGAGTGCCACCGTCTTAGTGCTGCGGCTTGGACCATCCTCTTAAAGCCAATTGAAGAACCACCAAATCACGTTTACTGGGTTCTGTGCTCTACTGAGCCGGGCAAAATTCCCAAGACAATAAAAACCAGATGTGTTGAGTTCGCATTAAAGCCAGTTCCTGAAGAGGAAATTCTCGAACTACTAACCAAAGTAGCTGACCAAGAGAAAATTGACCAATCTGATGAAGTGCTGGAAGCCATAGCTGAGGGCTGTGGTGGGAGCCCACGACAGGCCCTAGTATTCCTTGAAGCTTGCACGTTCTGTGAAACTGCTTCTGAGGCACGGGAAGTAATCAAAAGTGGTGGTCAAAATAAGGAAGTCATTGACCTGTGTCGCATGTTGATAGGCAACAAAGGACGCTCATGGGGGGCAGCCATCAAAATTATCAAGGACCTGGATGGTAGGTTGGATGCTGAAAGCATCAGGATAAACATCGTCAATTACCTGATGGTGGTTCTACTGAATACCAACAGCGAACAAAAAGTGAAGCCCCTGCTTGCAGTTCTTGAGCCGTTTCTAACACCCTACGCAGCTTCTGATCGCTTCGCACCGCTGCTTCATTCAGTGGCCATGGCGTTGGATTTGGACCGCTAAGACGTATTAATAAACATGACCGACATAGACGAACTTAAGAGCCTTCTGAGGATTGATAAGTCATCGCTTGATGACGAACTCATGCAACAGCCAATGCTTCTGTGGCGCGTATCCGAAGCTTATGTGCAAGCGGCTGCTCAGCGGGATTCACTCAAGGAGGCCCTTGGGGTAGTTGATGCAGAACTTGATGGCGTTGTACGCAATCAGTTCAAGGATGAAAAGATCACTGAAGCCCTTATAAAGGGTCAAATACAGACGAATACAAAGCACAAAAAGGCGCAGGAAGCTTACCTTAAGGCAGTTCAGGAAGCAGCATTGCTCTCAGCTTTGAAGGATGCATTTTCTCAACGTTCGTATATGCTGAGGGATTTGGTGCAGCTTCACGTAACGGGGTATTTTCAGGAAAGCTCAGTGAAAGGAACCAATGAGACTGATACTTTCACTTACCAACAGCGTCGTAAGCGGCTAGCATTGAATAGAGAGAATAAGGGATGAGGAGTATTCCGGAATGGCTTGGATTTGCCTGCTTGCTGGCAGGCATTGTGTGGCTCATGTTTAATGCCATATTTGCTTCCTTTTATCGTGAAAAGGAAAACTTCGTGGATCGTCTCGTAAACAAATCGAAAGGTGCCGGTGATGGCAAAGGAAGCTAAAAGGTCGTTCCGTTATACTGAGCGTTCGCGTGAAGATGTACGTGAACGTGCCAACATGCGCGGGGGTAGCTTCGACAGCTACATCAAGTCAAAATTCAAGCGGTATAAGGTGCGTGACGGTAAGAACTTGATCCGCATCCTGCCCCCCACCTGGGAAGGTGCGAAGCATTACGGCTTTGATATCCACGTCAATTACGGCATTGGCGTTGATAACCAGAGCTATCTCAGCATTTCAAAGATGAAACAATTGTACCCTGACCTGAAGCAGCTTGAGAGTGCCAAAGATCCAATTGCTGAGGCCCGTAGGGAAGCTGAAGCTGACGGAGATGAAAAGACGGCTAAGGCGCTTCAGCCTAGGCACCGCATTTTGATGTGGGTCATTGACCGCCTTGATGAAGATGAAGGTCCTCAGCTTTGGGACGCACCTTTCACCTTGGATAAGGATTTTTGTAATCTATCGCTTGACGAGGATACGAAAGAAGCAATCTTTGTGGATGACCCTGAAGAGGGATGTGATATCCGGTTCTATAAGGAAGGAACCGGAATGACCACAAAGTACCCAGCCTCAAAAATGAAGCTTCAGGCCAAGTCACCTATTCATGACGACGAGAAGCTTCAGGATGATTGGTTGGAATTTGTAGCTGAGAATCCAGTTCCGGATTGCCTTGAATACCACGACTATGCCCACATTTCTGAAGTGTTTGATGGGCATGTCAGGGTTGACAAGGATGATGATGACGAAAAACCTGCACGTGGGAAGCGTGACCGTGCGGCTGATGATGACGAGGATGAACCTAAGCCCCGCCGTAGGGCCGCACTGAAGCCGGATCCTGAAGATGAAGATGAGCCTGAGGAAAAGACGAAGCGTAGGCGGCCTGATCCTGATGATGACGAGCCTGAAGAGAAGCCACGACGGCGTGCGGCTGCAAAGCCTGAGCCTGAAGATGATGCTGAGGATGAGCCTGAGGAGAAGCCGAAGCGCCGTAGGGCAGTAGCTGACCCTGAGGATGAAGATGAGCCTGAGGAGAAACCGAAGCAAAGCATCAGGGATAAGCTGAAGCAACGCCGCGCTGCGGTGTCATCTAAAAGTGAGGATGACGACTAACCGCAGAACAGAACAGTTGAGGAGGGCGGGGAGAACCCCTGAATGGGCTGACAAACGCCCCCTCAACGAAGTCATGAATGACGAGATTCCTTATGCGCGTTGGGAAAAGCAAGCGGCGCTTATTGAACGGGCTGGGTTCACTTCTTGGGTTGAATTATTGAAAAGGCGTGACGATGAAAGAAAGTGAGCTATACAACGTGCATTGTGAATTGGTCGAAGAGTTAAAAGCTCTTTTCATGAAATTGCAAAATGGGAACACTTTGGATGGTGTGCAATTTCAACGCTTATTCACAATCGCCATGCTTGATGTAGCCTCAGTGCTTGCCGTAGATTCATTGATGACAGAAGAACAGTTAGTCAAAGTGTGTACTGAAACATTCAAGGTTGCTTACGATAAAGCACCAAAGTTCGGATAAAATGGCCAAAAGAACCAGGGCAACACTTAAAGCTGAGAAAACCTCCTATTTCGCAGAAGATAAGGAAGCTATCAGCTTTATCCCATCTGGCTGCACAGTTCTTGATTGCGCCTTGGGAGGAGGATATGCTCTCGGGAAAGTCACCAACATTGTGGGTGACCGGAGCACCGCGAAAACCGCCTTAGGTACTGAAGCATTGATCAATTTTGTCCAGGCATACCCCAGTGGAGCTGCAGCTTACCGCGACGCTGAGGCTGCCTTTGAGCATGACTATGCCGCTGCGATGGGCCTGCCGTTAGAGAAGATTGATTTCGGCAATATTGATAATCCGTTTGTCACGGTTGAAGAGTTCGCCAGGGACGTAAACAGGTTCCTAGATAAACAAATCAAAAGTGGTGAACCTGGGATATACATCCTTGATAGCCTTGATTCCCTTTCAGATGAAACTGAAATGGAAACTGACATTGGCAAGGGCACCTATGGCACAGCCAAGGCTAAGGCTCTAAGCCAGTTCTTCAGAACCACTACTGAAAAGCTTAAACGGGCAAAAGTGCTGCTCCTAATCATATCCCAGGTCAGGGATAATATTGGAGCTATGATGGGGGAAAAGCACAAACGCTCAGGTGGCCGTGCATTGGATTTCTACGCAAGTCAGATCCTGTGGCTTGCCAATATGGGGCAAATCAAACGCACAATTAAGAAGGTTGAGCGTCCTTACGGGGTTGGGATAAAGGGTAAGGTAAAGAAGAACAAAGTGGGGCTCCCATTCCGAGAAGCTGAATTCGATTTTATATTCGGTTATGGTATTGACGATATGGGGGCATCAGTTGATTGGCTGAAGAAAGTGGGCCGATTAGCTGATATCGACCTTTCTGAGGCACAGGTAAAGGACTACCTCAAAGAACTTGATAAATTGAGTAATACTGACTACAGGAAAGAACAAGCTTCGGTGTCAAAGGCGGTTAAGAAGGCTTGGTCTGAGATTGAAGTCACGTTCTTGCCTACAAGAAAAAAGTATGGTTAAACCGAAACGGTAGACGCCCTGGACCGGCCCCGCTCACGGTCACTTTACGATCTAGGCGTCTCGTAGAGAGTATCACTAGGCATCTCGTAAGCTGCCGGGGCAGGCCGTTACCATTAAAAAGGAGACACGAATGCGGACCGTAGTTTTGATCCTATTCGCGCTTTTCATTAGCTCAGGAGCACAAGCTCATAAGTACCACCATCACGGTAAGAGTTTTGTTGTAGCCCACGCTCACTACAAGTTACTTGTACATCACTCTTCACAAGTTGCCGTGGCAAGCCGTGATGGTCGGCCTTCCGCTTGGTGTGGCTGGGAAATGCGTAGACTTGTTGGCAGCGATCCTGGGGTTGAGTATAATCTCGCCCGCAATTGGGAACATTGGGGTCATGCAGCCCCTGGGCCAGCTCCTGGGGTTATTGGGGTAATGCCCCACCATGTCTTCAAAGTCATTGCAGTGATCAAACCTGGAGTAGTCCTAGCCATATCTGGCAATGACAGTCACGCGGTACGAACTAGGCCGCGTTCTACGTCCGGGGTCATTGCTTGGCGGGAGGGATAGCCTTAAATGATCAAAGAAAGATGGGTACCAATTCAAGGTTATGTGAAGCTGTATGAAGTTTCGAACATTGGAAATGTTAGATGTGTTGGTACCCATAAACCTAAGAAACAATCAGGAGGTCCTGGAACGAGGTGCAGATATAGGTATGTAACACTATACAAGAACAACGTAGGCACAAAAATAATGGTTCATCGCCTCGTTGGGATACATTTTGTTCCAAATAAATATGGTTACCCATACGTCCTTCATAAGGATGACAATAGAGAGAATAATTCAGAAATAAATCTGAAATGGGGGACCCAGACTCACAATCATGAAGATAGTGTCAGAAATGGGACGAATAAAAATCCGCCTGGAGTTAAATGGTTTGAGAATCATAAGACGAAGCTGAACCCTGAGAAAGTACGCGAAATAAGAAAAATACGGGATAGTGGGATTTGGATAAGTCAGGAGAATTTGGCTGCTAAATTTGAAATTTCTAGAGGAACCTTAAGAAGCATATTAAAAGGAAATCATTGGAAGCACGTATTATGATTTCTGGAGGAGGAAAAAGGAAGGGTTCTTCATTTGAAAGATTAATATGCACAAAATTATCTATGTGGATAACTGATGGCAAACAGGAGGATGTGTTTTGGAGAAGCGCAACTAGTGGTGGGCGCTCCACAGTGGCTCACGCCAAAGGGAAGCGTATGGCGGCACAGGCTGGGGATATATCCTGTATCCATCCTGCTGGCCACATTTTCATCTCTAAATTCATGGTAGAGGTAAAGGCATACGCGAACCTAGACTATGTTGGTTTGTTGAGTAACCGAGGACACTTAGTTGACTTCTGGAACGAAGCTAAGATGCAGGCTAAGCGATATGGCAAATTACCACTGCTTATCGCAAAACAAAATAGACAGCCAACCGTAGCCTGTTTAACCTTGGCCGGCATTGAGGCGCTTCAGCTACCGAAGTACTCAATCATCATCGTACCAAAAATGAACCTGAGGGTAGTGCTTTTCGAGGATTTTCTAAAATGCGCGATTCCGCCTTAGCCTACTGGGAAGCCGCAAAAGAGGAGCATGAGAAGAATCTTATCGAAGCTATCGAGACAATTCTTGGTCAGTATTTTAGCTGGGATCATTTTGAGAACACTCATAGGGGTGAGATTCACACACGCGGTTATACCTTCTATATGAGAGTTGGGTTGTTCCTTGGAAGGCCAGTACAGGCCATTATATTTCGGGGGCACATAATCCGAACTAAATCAGCACAACACTATATTGACGATAAGTGTGTGCTGACTAAATTGAACCCAAATTGTCCCAATGACAATTTATATCCTAACGACTGGAAACAATCACCCAAATCACCGAAACACTTCACTGCCCTATGGAAACCAAAGAGATGAGAACCGCTGAAGAAATTGAAAGGGAAATGCGCCGATCAAAGGGCATGACATGGGCTCACTTTGAGTCTAACAATAGGGGTGAAATACCGCTTAGGTTAAAAGGTTTTCGAGAGACAATCCTAATCAGGATGCGTGTTGGCCTTCATATGGGTAAACCTATGCAGGCCCTAATTGCTGACGATCAATTCATCAGGATGCGATCAGTTCCTGAATATGAAAGTTATTCACTCAATAAGCTTGAACCCGAATGGCCGGATAAGTGTTTATATAAACCATCAGGATTGGGTTATCTTACCTCTGGTAAGAACCTAAAAATTTGGAAACCAGTCAAACAAGGGGCTGGAATGATGGGTGAGATCATAAGCACAACCATGAGAAACAGAACAGGTCAATTGTCTCAAAACCTAGCTAGAAGTAACGCCATGCTTTTGAGGATGACCAAGAAGTGACTTGGCTGATAACTTCAGATTTGCATTTAAGCGATCGTGCTCGGGATGAGCACCGATTTGAACTATTCCAGTGGCTCGCGAAGCAGCAACAGAAATACAACACCACGGCTACCTTTATACTTGGTGACATTACGGAGAAAAAGGATAAACATTCGTCAAAGCTAGTAAACAGGATAATTGACGAACTGATTGGGCTGAAGCCACCAATCTACATCCTCAAGGGTAATCATGACTTTATCGACCCAGACAATCCTTATTTTAAGTTCTTGAATTGCATCGAAGGGGTTGAGTTCGTAGTTGAGCCCACATTCCTTAAAGAGCATGGAATGGCTATGATTCCACATCAACCGAACCAACAAGCTTTGGATAAGACTGCCAGCATAATTCCTGATAAAGCTCCAGGAGTAGTTCTTCATCAGGCGTTAGACGGGGCCATTGCTGAAACAGGAGCCCGTTTGTCGGGCTTGAGCGCAGCAGCTATTGAGACAAAACGACCCCTAGGTGCCTGGGCAGGGGACATACACCGACCACAACGGGTGGGCGGCATAACTTATGTGGGGGCTCCCTACCATGTAAGATTCGGAGATGATTTTTCTCCAAGAGTATTGATCATTAAAAATGGCAAGGAACAGAACCTGTACTTTCCAGCGCCTCATAAATGGGTGCTGCAAATTCATGACGCAGATGAGATACTTGATAACGAAGACCTGCGTGAAGGGGATCAAGTCAAGGTCATGATTGAATTAGCACGAGAAGAAGTCGTTGAATGGGCTGCTCACAAACGGCGTGCTTTAGAAGCTTGTGCGGAAATGGGTGTGGACGTATATGGGGTTGATCTGAAAGTAGCCCCTTCAAAGCGCAAAGAACGAACGAAGCTTGAGCCGGGCACTTCACGAACCCGTGAGGAAGTGTTTACTGACTTCTGTAAAGCCGAGAAAGTAGCGAATAACATCAAAAAAGCTGGAAGTAAACTGCTTGTTTGATATCCATGAAGTAATATTGGATAATTTTCGATCATATGTTGGGGAACATGTCTTTAAAGTGCCAAAACGAAGTGGCTTATATAGCCTCACCGGGCGCAATGAAGATAACCCACGGCTAGAAACCAATGGGTGTGGGAAATCATCACTGTTAGATGCTATTTTTTGGTGCCTATACGGCCGGACACTAAGAGGCCTTAAGGCTGGTGATGTAGTTTCTTGGGGGGCCAAAAGCTGTTCCGTAACCGTCACCCTCACAATAGGCCACAAAAGGCTCAGGGTGCGCCGAAGCCAAAGCCCTAATGGGCTGACGCTCGAAGCAGACGCAGCCAGTGACCGCCCTATTGAGCAGGACGGGCTACAAAAGTACCTCAGGCTGACTCCTGAAGCTTTTGTCCATTCAGTTATCCTGCCACAGTTCGGGGATTCATTTTTTGATCTCAAACCTGCTGATAAGCTGACCCTGTTCTCAGAAATCCTGGAACTTGATTATTGGCTGGATAAGAGCAAGCTTGCAGATGACAAAGCAAAGGAACTAGCTGCTGAGAAGTCACAATTCCAACTGATCTTAGCCAAGCATAAGGGTCAGATTGAAACGATCAAGGACGATATCTCAATCCTTAAGGATAAGGAAGCCAATTTCACTGAGAACCAAAATGCTGCAATCAAGGATCTTGAGCGGCAGTTATCCTTAATCATAAAGGATAACCAAGAAAAAGAGATTAAGGACGTCAAAAAAGTTCTAATTAGCTTAGAGGCTAGGATTGCAAAGCACGCTGGCAAAGGCTTGTGCCCGACCTGCAATCAGAAAGTACCAAATCCCGACTTAAAAGCAATTCAGCAAAACAAATCCGATTTTGAGGATAAGCTTCGCAGGCTTACACGCTGGGAACAAGACCGTGAATCCCAAATCAGTGACTTGAAGTCTTCAATTTCAAAAGAGATGAAACGTGAGAATCACTTCTCAACACTGATAGCTGAGAAGCGTTCCAGCTTAAAGGCTGTAAAAGATAAAATTGAATCTATAGCCCAGCAGATAACTAAAGTTGAGGAAGAGCACGTAGCTGTCAGCTTCTGGGTCACTGGGTTCAAGCGTATTCGGCTTATTATTGTTGAGGAATCACTTCGTCAGCTTGAAATCGAGGTAAACAACAATCTAGCCAATCTTGGGCTCACTGATTGGGCTGTAGAATTTGACATTGAGCGGGAAAACAAGTCGGGTGGCATCACCAAAGGCTTTGTAGTCCTGATCCGTTCCCCAGGGCACGCAGAACCAGTTAAGTTTGAAGCCTGGTCCGGGGGTGAGATTCAGCGGTTGAGCCTAGCCGGTGATTTGGGGTTAGCGAATCTAATCATGGAAAAGGCTGGGCTCATCAACTCCATAGAATTTTTTGATGAACCCAGCGCACATTTAAGCCCAACAGGCGTTCTTGATCTAGCTGAAACGCTAGCCGAACGTGCTTCAGATCAGCGTAAGCGGGTATTCATGGTTGACCATTCGTCCTTGGACTTTGGCGGCTTCTCAGGCACTATTACTGCCGTCAAGGACGCTGATGGGTCACGTTTAGAAGTATTGTATTGACGTCCAGCGATTCGCCTGTGAACAGCACAGTAAGGCTTCTTTGCCGTTGGCAACCCACAGAACACATAAGGTCCTGCGGTTTCACCCCACATCGGGTAATGACAATTTTTGGATGTAAGATCCAATACTGTGCAAGCTTTATCTTCATCAACAACAATAGGCTCCGGTGCAACAACTATCTCAGCAGGTAATTCTTCAAGAAGTTTGGCACGCTTACGCCTGATGTTGATGGCTTTCATACCAGAGTTGTTAACGGTCTCCTTTTTAAGTTCAATTTTCTTGGGTGCCGTTAGCGTAATTACTTTTTGCCGTTTCTTACCACCACGAGGCGGACGAGCACCAAAAGTGATTACTGGTTTTGCTCGCATAGCAATCCCAATAATAGTGTTTCGTGAAAGATACTTTCCAAGTTTATCGCTAATGTATTTTGCAGTTTCCCCAGAAGACAGGGTTCTAGCTGCACAAGCCCTGACTTCATCAACCACGTCTTGAGTCCATTTTTGGTTAGGTTTTAGTTTCATGCTTTTCTCCATTTAGTCATGCCTAAAAAACTAGGGCACACCCCCTAAATACGCCAGGAATAAAAAAGCCCCCGTCAAATTAATGACGAGGGCAGTTGGTGGGAGGAGACCGAGCTTAGAAAATCGCTTTCTTTATTACTTCGGTTTCAGAACGTATTCTGAATTTGCTTCTTATCTTACCATCTGTACTTCTTGAAAATGCTGATCCAGTTAATATCATAACTACGGATAGCATTCCCCAAAATCGGTGCCAAGTTGGCACTGTGCTTAGCTGAAAAGCATCTGCTAAGCAAATTATTCCTAACAAGAGGACCCCAGCTCGCTTCAAGTGGCACCAAGGGGGTATCCGATTAGGATCCAGTCCTATTTGCTGAGATACCATCAAACTAAGTACGAAAACCACTACCCCCAAAATTGAGAACACGTAAGGGAGAGAACCGCTCAATTGAGCAGCAAGATCAGGGCTCATTGTTTGTGTCCTTTCGCTGCTGTAACATTGCTGGTGCATTCTTCATTAGGGTTATGATCGCTTGGGCAAAACCCATACCGCCCATCCCCGTCAATGCTTGAGCGAGAGAAGGGGTTACAGGCACCCATGCTAACCACTTAAACGTCAGACCCCATAAATAGTTGCCTAGAATAGCTCCGATGAGTACACTACCCACTGCATCGAACGGTTTCGTTTGCCTCAACGCAAAGATTGCAACCACCCCACCTAAAGCACCGGCTACTAACGCACTGGGATCAAGGGATAAAGAAGATAGAAAATCGTTCATTTTTAACCCCTAGCATTTGCGCCGTTATGGGCTTTTAGGGCCTCCGTGATAGTGTGGACCGAGGGATTGGTAGGCAGCTCCCCCCGCTGCTTCAGCCCCGTTACCTAGGTGTTTTGCTAGAATATCAAAAGCCGGGTGAAGTTCTGAAAAGGCTTTGACCAAAGTTGGTTCGGCTGAGATTAGCGTACCTGCGATACCAATCCAATCAGCTATGGAAAGCCCTGCCGCTATTGCCCCAATAGATTGACCGCCGACAAGTGCGATTATGATTGAGATCAGGGGCATTTTGATCCTATTTTGCTAGAGGAGTTATTTCAATCTCAAGCTGAAAGACATTGGGGCGCTTTTGGTGGCTGTCTAAGCGGGTAAGGGCGTAGCGATCTGAACGGGCACCGGGGGTAGGGTCGACCGCAAAAACCTTACCTACGCTCACGCCAACGGCGGACAATAGCTGCCTAGCTTGCGCCAAGCTTAGGGGAGCCGAACGCTCCTGCGCGAAAGCAGTGGACGTCAAGAGCAACAAAGCTACGAATGCACGCATGATCAGATTCTCCGGATTATTTCAGTTATGACGAACAAAATGGCTGCCACATACACTACGAACTGAACAGGACCGATCTGCCAATCCTTTGTTACGTGCTCATCAAGCCACTTTAGCAATGTTTCCATGTCTTGTTCCGAAAAGGGCTCTCGCTTTCGCTTTGTCATGTGGGGTCAAATAGTAGCCAGTTCTTGTCTTTGATTTTATCTCAATGCCATATTTCTTAAGTTTTTTCCTTATACGATACATGGCTACCGTTTCGGCATTTTCACTTACTGCTTCCTTATGGGTATCCCTCATTAGAAGCTGCAATGATCCACGATGCAGTAAAGTCAGGTTCATGAGTGATGCGAACAAACGTGACTCTGTAGTGCTAAGCCCGAATTCAAGCCAATCAGATTGCCCAGCTAAAAGCGTAGCCTCTAGCTGAGCAATCCGTTCTTTGAGTTCCTCAATTTCCGACTGGTGAGGTTGAGGCATTGTTTTCGTAAGCACTGATAGCAGCCTGAGTGATTTCATCTGCTACCCCAGACAGCCAAGAAGCGGCTAGCTTTGAGACGAAGTGCTTATTCAAAACAGCAACGACTGCTGCTTTGACAGTGGTGGTTTGATTAGCTGTTGCCATTTGACCCTCACGAAGTTGCTGGTATGATTTGTGTAGGCGTACCAGAGGGCACCGTCCCAACACTAGCCTGGATAGCCGAAGCAAACGGGCACAAAATGCCAGCTACCTGAGCATTCGTTGCCAGTACATTCTGTACGCTCGCTGCCGCTTTGGAGTTAGGGGCAACAATCTTAAGAATGTTTGTCACAACCTGCCCACCAGTCTGAGTGGCCGGGGCACATTCGGCCTGAACAAGAATGTTCGCGACCAGGATCAGATCTTTACCAACCAGTTGGCTGTATTGGTTGGCATTCGTGTTCAAATTCGTGAGGAACGTTTGGAATCCAGCACATCCACCGAGGGAAAGTGCCAAGGTAAGTGCAACGATCTTTTTCAGCATGGGTTAAGATCCTTGTCTAGGGGGTGTCGTGGTTATTGATCTCATTGCAATGGTAAGTATGCCTGCAACGAGCAGTGCTCCATTTGGGCCGATCAACTTGGTCCAATCGAGGCCAAGCAGGTAAGTGATCGCAGCCGGCCCCACTGCCATAAAGAAGCCTACAACGTAAGTTCGATAACCTTTCATTACACACTCCGTTTTGTTTCACACTTTGGCCAAAAGAACCATAACTGTGAAGATGAATAACCCCCACAGCCCTACACTATAGGCGGCTTTTAATCCACCCTCCCAACTCATTCAATTCTCCTTCCAATCCTTGGATAATCATGCTTTCAGGATCAGGAACAAGTTTGGCTTCGTTCAGAACTATCGGGGTAGTAACAACAGCCGGCCCACCCCAATCTGAATAGAGCTTCTTCACAGTCATTGAAGAAGAGATTGTTGAGTTATCACAATAGTTGTTTACCCCCGGAATTTTGGTGGGACCAGGGCCGTATTTATCTCCATCATCTTGCCAAAGCCAAGGACCAGATTGAGCCCAGCTCTGCTGCACGGTGAATGTTTTCCCATAGCTCGCCAACCACAAGCGCCTGCCACGGAACCTTTGATCAATTCCTTTCAATTGTTCTTTAGCAACATTCCCAGAATATACAATAACGCTGAACCCAAGTTTTGCTTCGAGCACTTTGCAGAAAATATCTGCTGATTCGGCATTCGGTTGGTGACCACTAGCCCCAACTTGTTCCCAATCAATTACTGCATCTTCTCCTGGTTGAATATCAGCGGTATTTAAGAAGTGGTTGGCTTCCGCTACTGGGTCTCCCCCATCAAAAAAGTGATAAGCTGCAATACGAGGCTTCAAAAGAAGAATTTGACCATCAATGTCAGTAACTTTGATAGCATCCCCTTTAAGCCATTCAGTTCGTCGGGCTTTATATTGCTTATCAACTTCAGTCATTCCCTCACTTGCTTTGTGGATCAAGAAGGGGATGCCTTGAGCTTTAACTTTGTTGAAATCTTCAACAGCGTCGTGCTGATACAAGTCGATACAAACAGGCTTAAACACCATGTTCACTTCCTTAAGCTATATTGGACGAATATAAAGAGTTACATTTCCGGTTTGTGCTATACCTTCTGCTGTGAGTGTCCTAAAATAAAGAGTGGCAACATTAAAACTCTCAGTTATTAAAGCAGAAGGAGTGATAATTTGGGTATTATTGATTGTATTCTCAGCAGACGAAGTAACTGTAATTGCAGTACTTCCAAACACAACAACACCGCCTGCTGAAGCATTCGTATACATCGCACAAGTAGCTGTGCTCAAAGAACCACTGGCTCCAGACAAAACACATGAAGCCACAGAGTAACGAGTAAACCCACTCGGCAAAGTTATGCTAATTGGATTATCTGTATTTGCAGCATTAAAGTTAACTCCAGTTAACTTTACCGTAAAAATACTCATCCCCAACATTGACTGTGCTTGAGGCACGGTCAGATCAGCAACAGTGGCTGTCGCGTTAGTATTGTTCCCTTTAATGGTGTTGGCACCAGATGTGCCGACAACGGTTAGGCCGTTGTTTGCAATATCGGTGAAGATAGCATTCCACGTCGCTGAAGCAATGACTTGCCCAGGGAAGGCATTTTCAGCTCCAGATGGGGGTGTATATACACCGTTGGTGAAACTCATCTACTTTTCCTGATTTTGATATGTTGCGACTACAATATATAGCAACTTTAGTTATTAGCGTAGATGGCGTTTGTATTTGCCCCAAGAGAGTTGGTCCATCCAGTATTTTTGCCGTTACCAATCACTCGATGGAATTGCGATCCTGCCGCTGTGGTTATGAAATTTCCAGAAACGGTCGGGCCATCCGGTGTGTTCCCGATGAGGATAACGGTTCCGGAGGTGACGTTGATGACGGTATTGCTGCGAGCGAAGTTCCCGCAGACGAACGTATTGCCGGTCGCGTTAAGCAAGCCGCCACCGCAAGCAAGTGCGGTCTGGTCAAACTGACAGTTGAAAATGGAAGTCGAGATATTCAGGTGTCCGGCCGCTATATTGGTGCTGATGAAGGCCGGTCCACCCATAGATAGAAAACTGCCAGCCACCGAAAATGATGATCCGCCAATGCCGGCAGCATCATTCATGATGATACCGTTGAAACTGTCAAACTCGGTCGCCGCTGCCACACCGAACATTCCGCCGCCAAGACTGTAGGCAGACGCCACTGAGGTGTCAATTTGCAGTTGGTCGTTGCAAATGAACGTCGCGTTATCAATATACAAGCCGTCACAACGGTAGACATAGATTCCGTTTGTGCCACCGGCACAAAAAATGGCCAACTCAGCATTGTTCTTCAAACCAAACGGCCATACTCTAAGGGAATTGATCTGAACAACATCCAGACAGCCGTCAATCAGGATATTGTTGCCGAGGCACCCGAGCCAAACATTCCTGAGATAGGCCCCACCATTGTTGCCGCGCATGTCGATCCCGGTCGGGAACCCGTAGATCAGAATATCCTCAAGAATGAACCGCGCCTGAGAGGCTGTGGTGCTTGAATATGCACACCAAACGGCAGGAGGGTATTGGTTCTGGTTGGCCAGCGCCGCGCACTGGATGGTCCAGGTGGTGAAGGTCCCGGAACCCGTTACCGACGAGATGCTGACGACCAGCGTCGTGCCGGAATAGCTGCTGACCGACCCGGTCATCGTGTTGGCCGGGTTGGCGGTGTCGTAGATATAGACTGTGTACCCGGCCACGAAATACGTGAGACCAGAGCCGACGGTGAAGGTCTTGCTTCCTGTGCCGATGGTGTTCGATGAGGCGGAGGTCGTGACGTTGTTGGGCTGCGCGCCGGTGATTGTGAGGCCACGAATATGCGGGCCAGGCTCGCCGCTATTGAATTTGAATACCCCGTTCGTGCCCGCCGTTGGGGCACCAGCGCCTATACCGATAAAGCCGGTCCCGACATTGATGATCGTCCCGCCCTCGATACCGTCGCCGTAGATGAGTTGCCCCGCCGTCGTGCAATTCAGAGCCGTGCTGTTCAACAGATAGCCGCTGGCGGTCTTGGGGAGATAAACGGTCTTTCCCGTGTTTATAGCGGCTTGGATTGCCTGCGTGTCATCCGATCCGGTGCCGACCGGGTTGCCGCTTAGGGTGCTGAAATCCTGTGGCCTAACCGGCCAATCCGAGAAGATCGAGGCCAGCGTCCGATTGATGGCCCCGGTGAACGGCTGAATGAACCTCGAAACGAGGCTGAAGAAGCTCCACTTCGAGACCCCGTCAGAAAAGCCGATCGCGGCATTGTTCGGATTGTCAATGGCGATGATCGACACGCCACCGTTGACAGTATCAGACCCAGCTCGAGCGAGTGTAAGCGGGGAGGCTTTGGTAACCCCGCCAGCTTGATCTCCGACGAGGTATGGGGCACCGGCCACTACCGCGTTTGCAGCCGGCAGCGTCCCAGTCCTCGGCGCGGTATAAGTCGCGGTGATATTGGTAGTGGTGTCGGCCGCCACCATTACGAAATTGGTGTCGCCGTGTGGCGTCAGCTTGGCATCCAGATCTGGATTGATGGTCCATTTAGATACACCATCTGACTCGATAAAAGCCATCGCCCAAGGGCTATTAAGAACAACTGTACTGCTGTTGACTCCATTAATAAGGTCACTCAAATTAGGAGAGATGCTGACTGTAATAGTTGACGTAGATTGCCCAGAATCATCACGAACCACCAAAAGCCGACCAGGTGAATAACTGCTAGCAGCAGGCAAAAGCACCGTGCGAGCAGCGGTCAAGGACGTATAGGCAATATTATAATCAGTGGCCAGTACCGTATAGTTAGTATCGGCCACTGGGGTACGCGAATCAATGCCTAGGCTGACACGAGTGGGTGCCTGAACCAGATATACAGTCCAATTACTGACTCCATCTGACTCCAGCATAACCACCCCAAAAGGGGAGTTAATCATGGCCTGAGTAGTGTTGCTGCCATTAATATCATCGGTGCCATTGGGCTTAGCACTAATGGTCTTGGTAGCTGATGCTGACCCAGAATCATCACGAATAGCCAGAAGTCGACCAGATGAGTAGCTACTAGCAGCAGGCAGGGACACGACCCGTGAAGCTGTCAGAGTAATGTAAGCAATATTATAATCGGTAGCCAGTACCGTATAGTTTACATTTGAAACCGGAGTCCTAGAGTCAATACCTAAGCTGACACGAGTGGGTGCCTGAACCAGATTCCCCGTAGTCCAACTACTGACTCCATTTGATTCCAGCCACACTGCCCCAAACGGAGCATTGACCATAATCTGAGTAGTGTTACTACCATTTATCTTATCAGTACCATTGGGCTTAGCACTGATCGTTACAGTAGATGAAGCAGAGCCAGAATCATCACGAATTATTATCTGCTGCCCTGGGGCAAAGCTACTGGCAGGGAGTAGGGAAATAACCCGTGAAACTGTCAGAGTAGTGTAGGCAATTTGAATATTGTCTAGCGTCTGTGTGTAATTAGTATCTGAAACCGGAGTACGTCCTATGTCTAAATCATTGCCTGAGATAACCGACCACTCCCGCAATTCATTATAATATCTGAGCAACGAAACCATTATACACGCCCTGCAAAGATTATCTTATTGAAAATAATTGAAGGTGACAGAACCGGAGTAGCATTCCCAGAACCAAGATTGCTGGTAAAAGCAGCCGTTATTCCGGTCACAGCTGTGTTTGTGTTAGGTGCAGTAATATTAATAATACCCCCACTCGTAAGGATATTATCGCTTCCACCTCCGTTGACGACAAGATTAGACGTAATATGAAGATGCCCTGGATCAGTAATCGTTATTGCTGGTTTAATGGCCGGCAGTTGGGTTGTCGTAAGGGTAAAATTCTGCTGACCGCCTGTGCCCCCAAGAACCGTGCCATCAAAATTACCACCAGCCGAAGTAATTCGGTTGGCAGCCGAACCTCCCATATTATCTTTACCAAAAGAAGCACGGCCACGACAATCAGGGATACCAAATGTAGTAGTTCCATTTCCTCCATAAGTGTTGGTACTTCCTAGAGCTACAAAAAGCTCTGGATAATCACTTGTGTTGACAACTTGTCCATAGCAAAGAAGCCAACCAGCGGGAGCCGTAGGTCCTGCAAAATCCCCAATAAAACCAACTGGGTTAGGATAAATAGTTCCAGTCGCAGTATTAATTTCGATTACATTTCCACTTTGACCAGAACCTTGACTATTACCATTGAAGGCGACAATTTGGGTTCCACCCGTAGTGAAACCCAAATATTTCGTTCCAATATAATACATCCCCGTCGTAAGATTTGATGCAAACGTATGAGATGGGGCAGCAGCCGACCCATTTGGGAATTTCAACTGACCAGTGATGGTGGTTTGACCATCAACAGAAACTGATCCAGTCAAGGCGTTGGCAACATCTGAAAAATCAGAATTTACCGCAGCCGAAGATATCGTCGTCCCTGGAACAAAGGGCGACTGCGGAAGAGTGTAAGTCCCTGAACCGTTGCGCGGAATATCAGCCTCCTAGAAAGGAGAAATTCATGTGGTACATCTTACAAATAGCTATCGTTCTGTGGTCCATTTATTTCCTGAAGAACATAAGACCTTCAGGGCAAACAAATGGGCAGATGATAGCCTTTGGTTACACACTCGCCTTCATCGTAACCTGGGTTCTAACATCAATCCCAAGTTGGTTCCACTTAATTACTGTTGCCTTGTTGCGCCTGTTTAAGCGCAAGCAAACGAGCCATGTTGCTGACCGAAGCCGGCCCGTTGAAGGACATATTGTTAGCAGTCCTTCCCAACATCCCCTGGATGCCCGGTTGGGCAGCTTGAGAACCACCCCTCAGAAGCTGATTACCAGGAAGCCCGGTAGCATTGTAGATGGGGCCAGCCACCTTGGATCCAAGAACGGCCCCGGGGACAGACAGTAGATCTCCAAGGATGGACAAATCGGCTCCAGCCGGAACATGCCCAGCCCCATACTTCATGCCGGCATAACCAAGCCCAGCCCCTAGGAATGGGGCAACCGCATCGACCATGCCTGCTTTAGGGGTGGGCATGTTTGAAATCTTTGTGGCCGCTTCAGATACCTTATAAAGGTCGCTATTTGGATGTCCAGAAGCTGAGTTAAATACATCAGACGGATTAAGGGTGCCCGGTATTGCCTTGGACCCTTTATTCGCATTCTGAAGAATCTTTCCAGCTTCGTACTGCTTGAATACCTCAGGCCACTCCTGTCCTCGGGGAGAGGAACGAGCCATGTTGGAATCCAAAGCATCACCCCACGCTGACACCGCTTGAGCAGAGTTCTGTTCACCCTTGGCGTACAAATCACCAACCCGGTCACTTATATTTTGCCGCATATCTTGATATCGGCTTCCCGTCAACCCAGAAGCCAATGTATTGGACTTGGTATTCATCAAAGAACTATTTATCACCTGCTCAATAGGGGATGAGCCGGTCAAAGTGCCACCAGCCCCAACGTATCTCTTCAAGATGGCATCCCTATCGGAAGCAAGTTGTGGTTCCAACAGCGGGTTGCCATGGGGGTCTGAAAGTACCCCATTGGGAGGGTTACTTGGGTCAGGAGCGTAATAATTAGATTGTGTACTCTTTGATAGATCATCCATTTTTGTAGCAAGGATGCTCTTTTGACCTGTTGAAGGATCAACAGGCCCCATCCACTTATTGATGATTGGGGTAATGTCTCCCTTAGAACTGGCAGTGGTCGGATCAACACCCATCTGCTGTAAAGCATAAGAAGTGAACTGGTGAGGATCAATTGAAGGATCTTTTCCTTCCCAGGAAGTTTGCCACCTGTTGAGGGTTGGGCTACCAGTCTTCAACGCGGCAGGCACATCAATGTTAGCCCCCTTAAGGGTTTTAGCCATCGCTAAATTGGCATCAGAAGCCGGGAATGGTGTAATGCCTTTACGAAGCATGGCTGGCAAAAAGGTTCCAGCAGCCATTCCTAATGCCTGACTGTAGGGATCGGTATTGCTGAAGCCAGCCGAATCAGCCGCTGTCTTGGCAGCTTCACCGCCAGCAATAGCCCCAGCCCCTCGCAATAGGTTAGGCATAATCTCAGAAAAGCGCCCAGTAGCTAGCTCAGGCCCACCTAACATGGGAAGAGCCTGGATCATTTGATCGGCCATCTTGGCCGTGTGACCCTGAGGCTGATAGAGCGGCCCTACCCCCATGTTGTCATGGAGATAATCCTGAGCCGAGTCATAGAAAGACTTACCAGAAGGCGCAGTGGGTGCAGAAGCAGCCTTAGTCACCGTTCCTTCAACCCCAGGAACGTTAACTTGACCACCAGGGGGCGTGTTTTGAGTTGCGTCCGCAAGAGGGCTAGCCGGGGTCAGTTTTGAAGCGGCCCAACTTCCCATCTTATTAAGATTAGCTGCGGTATCAAGAGGGAACGTCCCGAGCCCAACAGTCATTTTCTCAAGGGATGAGGGAATGGTTTGTGCGACATCAGCTGCAGTAGACTGCGCACCCTTTGCCTGTGCTTCTAGCGCAAGCAATTGCTCGTTTGAAAGATCAGTGAGGTCGATGTTAGGCATTATTGGAGCCCACGTCTCGCTTTTTCTTGCTGAATATTCGGGAGCAAGTCAGGGTGTGTCAAATCCATGCCCGTAGATGCAGGAGGAGCAGCAGGGGGTGGTGTACCTTTCGAATAAGTCGTTGCCTCAGGCTTCGCAGGGCCATCAAGAGAGAGGGTGTGGCTAAAGTTCTTTATCTCATCAGGGCTGAAAGTTGGATGCGTTAACAGGTACTTCTGCATCGTCGATTCCAACCCAGCATTTGTCGGTGGGTTCGCTTGCCCGTTATAAGCATCTGCAATCTGCGAAAGGGCAGATGTTTGCTGGTAACTTCGGCGGATAATATTAAGAACCGCCAAGTTTGCAGCAGGGGTATTGTGCATATTCGCAGTGGCTTGATTAATCAACTGGATTTCAGCAAGCCGGACCTGCCCAAGTCCTTGGAGCTTTGACCGGAGCTGGCTTAGCACATCCCCAGCCATAGCTTTGGTGAACACTTCCATTGCAGCAGCAGCATTCGGGTCATCACCAAACGCAGCTTGTAGCTTCTTAAGGTCAAGAGCACCTTCTGAGAAGATACCAGAATAGAATCTTGGATCCTTGACCGCTTGAGCGGCCATATCAATCATCGGCAAGCTTTGCGTAGCCTGAGCACCAGCCGCCAGCACCGCATTCGAATTATCCGCATAGTGCTTCGCATTGTTGGTGTTCAGCTCCTGCTTGTACTTATTCTGATTGGCGAAATCAGCCAAATCATTGAGTGTCGGGAGCCCGCCACCAGCCTGTGCCAGTTGCGGGGCAGGAGGAATGGCGGTGGGGGCCGCGCCAATGGGCGGAACCGCCCCCAGCATTCCAGCCCCAATGGGTGGGGCATCGGATTTGACACCTTCAGGGGTAGCCATCGCGGTTTGAATAGGCGGTGCCCCTTGCGAAGCCACCTGTGGTGAAGCTTGTGGTGTGGCTTGAGCAGCAGAAGCCTGCGCTCCGGCCATAGCAGCCTGCCCCATAGGCATTGCAGCAGCCGCAGCCGTCGGGGCTCCTTGCGGAGCAATGGCCCCCTGTGGGCCAGGAGCGCCTGGAGCAGCACCACCAGGGACAGGGGCTTGAGGGGTCACCCAAGGGGAGGGTGCGTTCATTAGATCATTAAGGGGCGTGCCCTGTGGAGCCGGAGCTGGAGGCCTAACCCCAGGAACTCCCCCTGCTGGATTATACTGACCAGCACTTCCACCATTAGGTTCGCCAAGAGTGCCCATGTATGGGGTGGAAACGTCACCCGCCTTAAGTTCCCCTTTCTGAAGATCACCAACCCAAACCTTATTACCGTTGTGATCAAATATCCAATTACCTCCAGGCCCAGCCGCAGAAGTAGGCTGGTTCTGCATCATGTAGTTCTTATAGAACTCTTGCTTAAGGCCAGGATCAACCCAAGGGTTACGAAGAATCTCATTCAATTTCTGTGGGGTGACCTGAGGACGCGAAGGAGCAAATTGAGGACCCATTTGAGGGTCACCAACTTTTGAAACCGGGGGCTCCGTGGACGGTTGCCCTCTCAAAGCCATAGCGGCGGACTGGGGTGTGCCCGGCATAGCTAGCGGCCCCTGACTAGGGGTCCCATTGAAAGCCAATGCCTGCCCTTTTTGCCAGCCTTCGTCCGGCAACGGGTATTGACCACCAGCTTCCCAATTGGCCATGGACTTCGCCAAAGCAATGCCCTGAGGGCTACGAAGCAATTGTGGGGTTATTACTGTATCTGGGGTCAACCCAGTATCGTTCATTATGTGTTTGGTGTATTCTGAAGAATCATTTCCACCCGACCACTTAGACACAGCAGCACTCAAAGGAACCCCAGTGTACTTGCTATCAAGCAGGGCCAATTGAGCAGCAGCGCCCTTAACAGGATCGTCAAAAGTAGCAATCTTATTTCCGCCGCCTACGGTTTGAGAACCAGTGGCCCCATAAGCCATCGCAACAGGCCCAGGCCACTGAGCTCCAGGATTGTTATTTCTTACAGAAGCTGCTCCTGAAGAAGCTCCAGTCGAGGACGAATCAGATTGCTGTTGCGGTTGAGGACTGCCACCGGGGGCCTGTGAAGAAACTGCATCCGCAGCGCTTCCATACCCCTGCATCTGCTGCTGACCAGCTTGATTTCTTAAAACATTTCCAGACAAAGCATCCGCCAACATGCGAACACCCTGCCAAGGAGACGTAATTTGCTGATCCCTCTGACCGCCTTTAGTCAAAAGATCAGCGTATTGACGCACGGATGCAAGTTGATCCGGCGTCGCATAATTGGACGGGGTGTTGAGGAAATCCTCAGCAGAGAGCATTGGCTTAACCCATGCCGTAAGTCGACGGCGGCTGTGACATAAGGGCGCTCATCATTGGATTCACGCTTGATGCAGAAGCCCCCATTGGAGAACCCATGTATGGAACTGGTTGATTAAAGGATCCAGGAGCTGGTTGTGAGGAAACTGCATTTGCAGCACTTCCCATACCTTGCTTTTGAGCCTGTCCAAATTGGTTCCTCATTGATCTCCCAGACAAAGCATCAGCAAGCATCCTAACGCCCTGCCAAGGGGACGTAATTGTAGAATCTCTTTGACCTCCAGCAGTCAAGTTGCCGGCATAGGTCTGCATCTGCTTAATTTGATCAGGTGTCATGTACCCTTCAGGAGTACTTCCGTAATCAGCAGCTCCTAGCATGTTCTATTCCTTACAGCGCCATTGCGCCAAGTACATCTGATCCAACACCGAAGATACCATTCATCATCCCACTGTATTGGCCCATCTGGTTTTGGTATTGATTTTGTAGAGCACTAGAAGCACTGTTATATCCAGCCGTCGTGCTCGCAGGCTGAACATTCAAGGCAGGGGCGTTCACAAGCCCGGAATTAACAGAACCTGGGGCTCCGAACTGAGCCAAGCTCTCAGACATGCTCAATGGCAAACCATACTCGGTATTAGCCTGATTAAAGGCAGTATTCGCAAAGCCAGCATTAGCCGTATCGTTGGCCAAAGTCTGACTCGTATCCAAACTGCGCATTGCGTTGTCATACCCAGGCTCACCAGGGTTCAACCCTTGGTTCTTCAACTGAGTATCCAACTGTGAACGGGCAGTTTCTTGAATTGGCTGATTGCCAGCGGCATAAGAAGCCATTTGCTGGCCTTCAAGACCAGATGTCATATTTCCGATGGCGTCGGATGGTGAAGTAGAACCGTAATTGGCTCCAGAAAGGAGCGAACTAGCCTGACCACCAGCAGTAGTTTGCGTCCCTTGCAGCGTATTGAAGAGATTTTGCTGTTCAGGAGTTAGATTAATATTGGAAGAATAAATTGGGTTGCCGTTTGGTCCCGCCCCAGTCTGAGAATAGGTTAGGGACCCATACGGGTTATTCTGATTGACCATAGAACCAGATTGACTCTGGTTCGCAGCAGTAGTGTTGAGCCCGGTTTGCTGACTCGTAAGTGCTGCCCCAGTGGAAGCAGCTTGGCCAGCAGTATTTGGATCTGGAGGGCTAAAAAGAGACATTACATCGACCCCTTAGCCAGAGCCTGAGACATCATCTGAGGCGACATTGGGTTCTGTGACAAGGCGGGCATGGACATGGATGTGCCACCATTCAAAGTAGGGTGGTACATCCGCTGATAACGAGCTTGCTGAACAGGCGAACCCAGCAACTGCGGGCTCTGCATATTCATTGCAGTAGTGGTGTATCCAGCCACCGGGGGCGGAGTGCTTAGCATTGGGCTGCCTTCGGGCTTTGTGGAAGCTTTGCGATTTCATCGATCCTGTCACGAAACATGACGAACCGCACGCCTGTATTACGCTGGCAATCCTGTTTCCCGTAATAGCACCGTTGCGTTCCTTCGAGCTTAAAGCCAAGTTTATAATAAGCTCGGATCAAACGCTTGTTCCGCCTAATCGTTACCACTGTAAGCCTAGATGGATCAAAAGTACAGATCATAAAACGGGCAAGCATACGAACAATCCCAACTGTCATCGTGTTCTTGCCGTAGTAGCTCATTTCAAGGTTGGCACCGTTCCAATTATGAAAGATAACAGCCCCTACTAGTTTATCTTTGTTGATTATTCCTAGAGCTCGTTCCACCTTAAACGGCTTCTGGCCATACATCTTGAACAAGTAAGCAGCAACAAACTCATCATTATCGAAAAGTAAGCCCGCTGGCATATCTATATGGCTCCGCCCATTTCAGCGATACTGTTAAAAGCATTTATTTGTAGGATAGGAAGCAAGGAACTGTAGTTAGCATCAAAGATAGCTGTGTCAAAGATAGCCATGTCAAAGACAGCCACTTCTGCACCTGATGGATCATTAATATTCACACGCATCCTGATTGCAAATGAATGACCAATTGCATCCGCGCTCAAGAAGCTTGTGAAATTGATAGAGGTAGCTGACCAAACAGAAGAATCCCACTTCGCTTGATCCCAAAGCGAACCACCAGAAAGGGTAGTCACGGGAGCAACAGCAGTTGATGTCTGGAAGTCAGTATCAACAGCCATTGTCGGGGTTACACCACCACCAACCGTAAGCAATGGCTGAACCATCGTCATGCGCTTTACGCGCCCAGGTTCGTCTAGCCAATTGAAAGCACACTGCACATCGGCTGGAATTGAATTCCCACCATCAGTAGTTCCGATGTAGCATTGATTGACAATCCCAGAATTTCCACCTGAATAAAGATTGTTACTGTATATCTCGAAACAGTTGAAGTTCCATCCAACAAATTCACCCCACGCTCCAGTAAGAGCATTCATGACAAACTGATTCTGCTGATTGTTCTCAGCAATGGGCACATTCAGAAGGATCAATTGTTGAAGAGGAAACGATACTAGCTGCCAACCGAACAAGCTAGAATAATTCAAAGCGGCAGTTACCATTGCGTTCTGAATTCTGGCAGTAACCGCAACTGAACGATCAGCAGAAGGATCAAATGGAAGTGCTTGAGACATTGGGATCACACCAGCATGTGTGATCACCATAACATCTGAGCCCACACGCAAGAAGCATCGCATCCCAATTGGCGGGGATACATCAAAAGTACCCACCAATGACCAAACATTGGAATTGGTAGGATCAGTTCCTGCATAAATTGTTATCTGACCACGAGAAGATATAAAAGAAGCATAATCCTGGGGGCCACTTCCCCCATCAACTGTCCAAGGGGTCATGGCTACAAGGTAACCACCCTTTATCCAAAGTGCCCCAAAATCGAGTGTGCCTGCAATTGGACCAGTTATTGCATCTGTTGGCATAAAGGCCACAACAGAAGAATTAGCTAGCACATACCAAAGCCGTCTCTTATCCGAATTTATATTCACAATACTGGATGAGGAATACCCACCAGGAAATCCAGTAATTGAAGGGGTAGTCCAAGACGACCCGTCATACATTTGTAGGGCATCGACCCCGTTACAGCACTGAATTACGGTCGATGACCCAGCAGGGGTAAAATTGACATACTGAAAACGGGCACTTCCTAAGCCACTGACAACAACACTACCAGGACCACCCGAAGAAACATCTGCGATATGACTATCAGCCGCCGCAAACATCTTCTCTTGGCTTGGTGAGCGCCAAACCATGAGAGATTCGACAGCACTGCTTGTTACCGCACTGGCAAAAGCTTGAAATCCTCCACGAAGCTCCACATAACCAGGGCGTGGCACCCAGTTCTGCATGATGGGAGCGCGCTTTGGATCCATTTCAGCCAAGGGAGAGATTTGATCCCAGCCATCAGTAGGGGCCGGGATCACCTTGGTCAAAACCTCAGGCCCCAAAAATGGAACCTTTTGGATAGTTTTCGTTTTTCTCATTAGGATTTATTGACCTGTACCCCATTGGCATCAGGAGCACTCAAAGTGGTGTTAGAAGCAAAATTACTTCCGCTCGAACCAAGAACATTCTCAAGAGCCTTATTGGCATCCTTAAGTTCTTGCGTCAGGGCAGTAACCTTTGAGATATTCACCTGAGCATTCGCAGCTTCCTTTGAAAAAGCAGCAGTCGTGGATGAAGCTGCCTGCTTCAGAGCCGCTAGTGCCTGAAGAGCCGACGTAATATCTTGGATTTCCTTCATGTAAGCACCATTTCCTTGTTTGCGCATTACCGCTAGTCGAACACGTTCGATGCGAACCCTAAATCGGCAAATCTCAACTTCTTGAGAAAGCACCTTACCTCTTTAGAATATTCATAATGTGGTTTCTGTACGCATCTGCCGGCATAAATTGAACATTTGGGGGCTTACCCGCCCTATAGACATCCATTACCGGAGCGCCACTTGCCGGAGGCCCTGCATTCGGCCCAGGCGTAATTGGAAGCGGGATCACATCACCAGCCATTTGTTGCAAATGCTGAGGGGGTACCGACATCATCGGCCCCATCCCACTATCCGCACTTCCAGCACCCATTGGCTGAGGTTGGTTCTTCTGAGCAATCAAAGCCGCTATGGTATCGTCTAAGGTTGTCATGATCAGCTCGTATTAGGACCGCTGGGTCCCGGCCAGAAACCGTCTTGCACCGAATTGGGCGAGATCAGCAGAGGACTCAGACGCTGCACTACTTTAAGATTGGGGGCAGAACCATCACGAGCTTTCAACCGCTCACAATAATCAACCCAACGGTTCTGCATCGTGATATAGCTACCGAACCCTTTGACTTCCCAGAATAACCACTTGATGCCCATGATAATGGCATTAGTATCGAGCAAGCAGGTGTCTGTGTCCGTCGTAAAGTTTTGGGCATAGGTAGCAGCCCCACCAACCGACACCGCATAGGTGCTCATGTATTCAAAGACGAGCTGAAGCGGGTTCGCGATTTCAAACGGGGCAGGCCAGAACCTGACCATATCCTGAAGCAGCCCAGTTGTCGTGCTCACACCCTGAAGTATCCTATAGTGCCTTCTGGGGCCAGTAGCCACGATACCGGATCGATGCCACTGATCGATCTGAGGACTATCTGGACCAATCAGCTCCCAACGATTAGTTCTATCCCAAAAGGTTCTATTGTTGAACCAATCAATATCAGGAGGAAGAGGATACGTATCCTGACCAAACTGAATAGCCTGATTCGTTAAGTTCGCTGGGTTAGTATTCTCCATCGTGCAAGTAACTTGCGATGAAGAATAAACTGACTGAATCCTTGAAGCCACTGAAATACCAGGGCCTGAAACTTGCCAATCCTGAGCAGTGAGCCCAGTTGTGTTCGGTGCAATGCTGGTGATGACTGGAGACTGTGCGGTCATATCGCCGGTTACGTTAACAGCGACATTGACAACAATATCATATTCCTTTTGAAGCACAGTCCAGCGATTAAGCCTGCGCAACTCATCAAGCGCTCTGTTTGCAAGAGCGCCCATCTGAGTGCCAGTAAGATCAGTAGAACCTGTCTGACCAAAGACCGAAGCAGACTGAGGCAGGCCCAGTTCTGACTGAGCCTGCTGCACCATCTGAAGGATAGTCTGTGCCATTGTGGCCCCTTAGAAATAAGGAACGCACTCAAGCTCTATTAGGCACGGAGTTTAGCACGCTGGCGCTTCTGCGGGGCAGGAGCCCTAGACGCACTATTGTTGGCGTTGATTTGAGCCGTCTGTGCATCAAATTGAATGGCGGGCATATGCTGAGGACGTGTCATAGCCCCCGACACAAGTGCCTGACCCATGATGTCGGCCTGTTGAACACGAGCCGCCTGAAGCATCGTAACCTGCTTCGTAAGGTTCTGGACCTGTTCCACCAGAACCTTGATCTGACGATCACGATCCTCAAGCTCAGCCCTGATTTTGGCAGCGCCCATGCCCTTCTGAGCAGCAGCCAGATACTTCTTCGCGTCATTCACCCAGGTCTGGGCACCCATTCCAACAGTATCCATGGCATTGGCAGAAAGCTCCGCCAAATCCTCAATGACATAAACGCCATTTGCTCGGAGCTGAGCCGCAATTGACGGCCTATCCGGATAAAGAAGATCAACGGGGGTACCCTCAGGGATCTGCTGACGGTTCTGTGAGAAAGCTGCCCACTGATTGGGCCACCGCCTGGAATCTTCACCCTTGGCAGGGCGGTCAACGATGTTTAGGCGTTCCCCAGGCGGGTGAATCTTGACGAAAACTACGTCTTTATACTGAGGAGAGCCTGTAGCAAGCGATGCCTGCGGATCATGTTCAGGCTTATTGTAGAACATGACCACCATTCCACGATCCCCACCCCCGTACTCAACAGTGCCAACGTGTCCACGCATAACAATGTTAGTCGGGTTGGCGAAATCAGTGAAGTCCATAACCATTCTCCGTTGTTACGCCACTTTAGGCTGACGCGAACCTGTTTTCTGAAGATCGTTCCATACTTTATGCAGAAGAAGCTTAGGTTCGTCAATGCTGGTGAGCACTTTGGCAATCCGCTCACTCGCATGACCGTCACCATACGGGTTTTCAGGAGGAAAGCGTTTCATTGACAATGCCCACCTTATAGCTGAAAGGATATCGTTACGCTCAGGGTCACAATCAGTCACACATCGAGCTTTCAACCGTCCAGACTGACGATCCCCAATATTGACTACTGGCGTTCCAAAAGAAGGAGCCTCATAGACCCCCGCTGACGAATTACCCACCATTGCATCACACCAGTACATCAAGGAATGATACACTTTGGGCTCGAAGTGATGAGCATAAACCACGTTATGAGAAACACTGAGAGCACCAAAGGCTGCTGCAATCAATTCCCAACCTGCATCCCTATTTGGGCCGATCATCACCAAAGCAATGTCCAATTCATGCAGGGCGGCTTTAAGCTCACTCAATTCCTGGGCAGTGTCACCTAAAGTGTTAGGGTGAAAGCTTACCAGTAGCGCCCGCTGAGGCGTCCTGAGCCCTACGGCAGCAAAGGTAGTGTCCCGGTCCAGCAATTCAGTCTGAAGAACCAAATCAAGGCTGGCAGAACCCACCATATGAACGTGTCTAGGGTCTTCCCCCATTTGAAGTATGCGCTTTGCCGATTCATGGTTCGTGGGGAAGTGAACATGGGAAAGCTTTGTGATTGCGTGACGGAAGCAATCGTCTTGACTTCCCCCAGTTATATCCCCGCCAGCAAGATGGACAATTGGGATACGCTTAAGGTTCAGCTTGAAAGCAGTCTCCAACATTTCATAGCGGTCACCACAAACTATCGCTATATCAGTGGGAATGGCTAATTGCCAGTGATCCGACTTTATTAGAACTGGTTGAAACTTTGTATGTTTCAGCAGCCCGTCATGAACCATTCGAAGGGCATTAAGATCAGCTCTACTTCCAGTTACTAGGGCTACACGCATTAGTTATCCTCCCCAGGAGGATCAGTTCTAGTGTCTGTGATTGAACAACCAGACGCAAACCCAGCCACGCCAGCAGCCTTTGCATCCTGTTCTAACCATGCACGAGCTGCACTCGAACACTCATCAAGGGAGGCCATTTCATGAGATTGGCTTACATCCGGTTTATCCCCCGGCATAATCATAATAACAGTTAAGATAATGGTTAACATTACACGCCCCCCGGCAGAACGTAACAATATACGTTCTGAACTTGTCCATCCGTCGAAACATAAGATGCACCAATAAATATAAGCCCGTGACCACTTGGGTTACCTTTATCCCACTTTATCTTTGCATCCGGAATAATGACCTGAGTCCCAACCGGGATGTGTGGGCGACTATGTGTTATGCCACTATTATCAACCCATGAATCTGGCCTTTCATCAGTGACAATAGCGATTGTTTCACCGTGAGAACCGACCTTGTAGCTATCAGCAAAATAAGCATCCGCTTCACCGCAACAACTTACATATGGGTTATCTGGCTGCATTAAAGATTGAAACCATTGACGCACAGCAGGATCAGTATCACCCCACTGCCCTTGATCTCTCGCTAAAGCTGGAGTCGCTAACAACACCGCTGCAAACAACAGAGTTTTCATCACGCACATCCTATCCCTGATGGAAGACAAACGACCATGGAAGCTAGAATTTCTGCCGATCGAAGATCGTCCCTTGGGTTATCTTCATACATCGACAGCTTGTGAAGTGGAGTATAAAGTGAACGCGCCCCAATACCTCGCTTATTAAGTTCGTCTAGAACAGCTTCCCGGTCTTTGTTTGGCACCAACATAGCATTTAACCAATAGTTCGGCTTTCCTTGCCAATCTTCACCTGTCAGTAATAGCCCTACCTCTTTAATCTCGCTAATTGCTCGCTTATAACGATCACGAAGCTCACGCTTCTTTTGTAGAAAGAAATCCAATTGATCAAACTGAGCACAAGCAATCGCAGCATTGATATTTTTCATTCGGTAATTAAACCCAATTGCATCGTGCTCAATTTTCCAAGGGTGCTTTATCCTGCCGGTGGTGGCCAATTGCCAAACCTTAGCGGCAATCCACTCATCATTAGTCAGAACTGCTCCACCCCCATTCCCAGTGACGATTTTATTGTTATTGAAACTTAAAATCGCTGCTTTACCGAAGCTACCGCAGCGCCGGTTGCCTAAAGAGGCACCAAGAGCCTGGGCCGCATCTTCAATGAGGGTAAGCCCGAACTCATCAGCTACAGCAGCCAGCTTCTCCATATCATTTGGGAAGCCAAGCAGATCAACAGCGATGATTGCTGATATTACCCTTCCTGTCTTAGAATTCAAGCGGCCCCTTCTATTCCAATTCTTTACAGTTGTTCTTTCTAGATAGCGCCGAAGCTTGTAAGCGTTTATCCTAACAGTGCCATCAATGAAATTTGGGATTGCCCCACAATAAGATACCGCAAAAGCGGTACCTGCAAAAGTTGAAGCTGGAACTAAAACTTCTTCACCCGGCTTAACCCCAACTGCCAACAAAGCCAAATGCAGGGCAGCAGTTCCAGATGAAGTTGCTATTACAGAAGATACATCACAGTAATGTGAAATCTTATCTTCAAGAAGGGTTACATATTTATCCGAAGTCAGATCATTCAAACAATCAGATACTGCTACCCATTCCTTGCCATTAATAGCAGCGTCATGATGCCCTATGGGCCTATGCTTCGGCAGCACCTCCTCAATTGCATCAGCCAGCTTCACTTGCATACCGTGACCTATCTTCATTTTTGGCACGCTCTTTGACAAACATCCTAGCGTATTCCAAATCCATTTTTGTGTCGATATCAAGCGAACGTTCCTTTGGCATTTGATAAGCATACGAAATTCCAGAATACCAATCACCTTTGTTCAAAAGATGTTCACCTGTAATTAGATAAATAGCCCCATTAGGAACAACTACTGTATGCCTGGTCGGATGAAGCCTACCAGCGTGTCCAATCTCAAAAACATCATTCTTTGGTGCTTCAATTACCGAAATCACAGCATCCCCATGCCTACTTTCATGAATACCGAAAGCATTGCAAATATCTTCTGCCGTCCTAAAAGGTGACGTTGGCTGAAGCAGCATTACAACATCCGAATGAAAACCATTATAAGCGTGTCTAACTACAGGAAGCATTTCACTGTCAGATTGAGCCAATTCAAATGGGCGTTCAATTACCTTGCATCCTTTCTGCATTGCAATAATAGCAATATCTTGGTCATCAGTGCTAACAACAATATCGTCAAACATAGTTGACAATTGAGCAGCTTCAATCGTCCAGCAAATCAATGGCTTCCCATCAAGAGCTGCTTTGTTCTTGCCAGGGCATCGCTCACTTCCAGCCCTAGCTGGGATAACTGCCATAGTTCTCACGCGCATCTCCTGCCATTCTTACCTTTTCTGAAAAGTGGGATGTTTTTCTTCTCAGCTTCACACGGAACCTTGCTACCGGTTCCAAGCATAAATTCAACTTGACGAATTTTGGAGATAAGCTCTTGTAGCTTCCATTGATCAATTGAAACTAAATAATCAATGCACCCTGGGTCATCCCGAAGCATAAAGTGCTTCTCAATGATTATTGCTCCCTTTGAGGCAGCAACAATACAAGCAAGCCCTTCTTTGGTATGGTCAGAATACCCGACTTTGCCAAAATATCTCCCCAATGTATCCATGGCATTGAGATTAACATCGTCAACGGCACAAGGATAGGACGACACACAGTGAAGAATAGTGGTTAGACTACGTGTGCTTGGCCTCAATTTGTCCATTGCATCGCAAACTTCGTCCATGGTTGCCATTCCAGTAGAAAGAATAATAGGCAACCCACTATCCTCAGCCGCACTAAGAAGTGGTTCATTAGTTAAGTCATCAGAACCAATTTTTATCCGCTTTACCCCGCATTCCCAAACCAAAAATTTCAAACTATCTACATCCCCTGGGGTAGACATAAACTCAATTTCTAATTTCTCACAATTCTTGGCTATGCTAATAAAATCTGCTTGACTGAGTCGTAACTCGGTTAGAATTTTGAATGAAGGATGAGTATCAGGATACATTTGGGAAGGATCAAAAGTCTGAAACTTAATAACATCAGCATCAGCAGCAGCGGCTGCTTCTACCATATCCAGAGCTAAATCAAGGTTTCCTTTATGATTTAATCCGGCCTCAGCGATAATCTCAACCATTCACGCACTCCCTATTTCTGTGACATAGCTCCTGGTCGTGAAGAACAGTTTTGAAAAGCCAGCTTTGAAGCTAAACAAGCTATCCCCCTCAGTCAGGCCCCCACCAAGACATAACCACCGACAACCGTGTTGTCGTGCCCACCCAATGACGTTCCACACTTGAAAGGCATCTACCCCCACCGTTGAAACATCAGCCCTACGGGCCGCCCAATGGTAATAGCACGTCTTCTCATCAAAAATGACAAAGCAGCCACTTTCAGTACGACCTTTATGTGCCGACAATACAAGAGCTGAACGAGAAGTGCCTAATTCCCTCAAAACTGAGTAGAAAAACCCAGATGGGTACCTCCAATGAGCAGCCGCCCCTTTACGCCCCATAGATTCAAGGTAGATCTCTTCAAAAAGGGAAGCATTCTCAACTGTTGAATCCACTACTTGAGTATAAATCCCAGCCTCAGTAGCCTTGGCTATGGAATGTTTTGTGGTTTGACGTAGATAAAGTGGAGCAGCAAGGTCAACGACTACAGAACTCTTAGTGGTTATATTTCGGTGCATCTTTTCGATGCAGTGATAGTCAAATAAACTAAGGGTACACCGTTCATTCAATCCTTTTTGTGTCTTCCACTCATCAAACTCATCAGTAAATTTGTGAACATTCGTGCAGGTGCCGAGGATGCCACCGAAATTATAAGCATTCCCTATCCAATTTCCTTCCTGATGACGAAATGGCTGATAAGTGTTGCGATCAAATACCGCAAGTTTACCCCCACCAAAAGCACGATAAAAAGCAGGAGAAAAATGTGGATCTTTAGTGTTGAGCAACTCTTCCCATTCATCAGAATCTTTGAAACAGTCTAGGAATTTGAGCACTCTGGTTCCTCATACTGGTGAGCCCACATATTTCTATGTACGAATGCCAGTAGGGTATCACCGTGAACCTTCAATCTGAAGAGCATGTGATTAACTTTCAAGTATTTAATGAATTCTTCAACCTGATAGGCAAGGTAGCCTACTGTCTTGAATCTCCTAACTTCACCTGACTTATCGTCTTTAGCATAGATGAAGATGCCATCAGCTTTAGGTGAAGTAATGGTTGGATATCCAATAATGTGGGTGGATGGGTAATCATCAGGAAATGAACTATCCACCCCAAACAATTCAAATTGCCTATACCCAAGAACAAGGGCAATGGACATTGATCGAAGAAAGGTTGCAATACCACCGCCTAAATTCAAATCACCAGGAAACAGCTCGTCCAAAGCTATCTTTTCACCAGGAGAGTTAGGAGGGGAATGCCACAGGACAACTTTTCTATCCTTAAGTCCATCAAGGGTGAGCGGATGACAATGAGTACAAACGTAATAAGTCACATCGGGGTGAGTGTTATCAATTATTTGACAGGGATCGACATCAATCTCAAACATGACACAAGCAGTTGGAAGAATTCCATTCTTGATTAACCAAGTATGAGCCCAGTTCAAAGCGAAAATGGCGTTATTCTTATCAGCCGCAAATTCTTTAATCTTATCCAATTGATCAGCAATTGAAGGGCCACCACCAACAATGATAGCTTTTCCTGTGTTCGGCTCTTCAACCTTTTTAATACGTGGAAGGTTACGTTCTGCGGCAAGCCTGATGTGGCGCGCAGCATCCCCGGTTTGATCCCTGATTTGGCCAGTTTCGTCTCTAGGCTTAGTACAATAAAAGATTATCTTAGGGGCGAGAACTGATTTTCCGTCCTCAGTTACACGAAGCGCAGGACTCATTTCCATTGTATGCCCTCACATAAGAAAAAGGGGGCTGGTTTCCCAGCCCCCATCGCGAAGTAGCCCTTACGGGTTCTGCGCATTGACACCAAAGAACGGTCCAACGTACTGAACCGAGGTGTTGATGATCGCCACCAGACGCGGCCAACTCAGTTCGAAGGTCTGAGGATTGGCAGTGGCTGATGCCGTCAAGATAACGCCACCAAGCGGAACACCAGACGAACCCGTGACGGACGAAACCACACCAGCAACAGCAGTGGTATAGAGCTGGACGTTGCTCGTGGTAGACGCCGCCACACCGTTTGCAGCAAGCTGAGACCCGTTCAGGGCAGCCCAGAAGTAAGCCTGAGCAGCAATACCTGTCGAAGTCACAACCGGCGCACCCGGAGCAACACCAATGCGAACACCACCAGTGGCTTCCACGTTGGTATTGGTCAGCGAGTTTGCCTGATTAGCCCCCGTGATCGCAATGAAGTCGTTCGCAGAGATCGACGTCGATGCTTGCACGAAGATGTACTCAGCCCCAAAGAAGCCAATCAGGGTCGTCCCAATCAGGAACGGCGGTGCCGGGGTCTCCGGAGTAGCCGACGCAGAAACGGTATAGACCTGATTAAAGTCTACACCTACTGCTGAGTCGGTCGTATAGTTGGTAGGCTGGGTCATTAGACCACTCCTCTAAGGTTAAAACCCTTACCAGGGCGGACCTTGAGGTATCCGCTGCGGCCAAGCAGATTGGTGATTGGTTTCACCCTGCCCAGCAACCTACCCTTCCCCACATTGGTTTGCGGGGAAGGGTGTTCATTCACTGGCTTACGGAGCCAGCGGGATCGTGAACCACTGCTTCGAAGACATCTGGATAAAGATGCCAGATGCAGTAGCAGCGGAAAACGTAACACCAGTATTCAGCGAACCATTAAGATAATGACCAACCGGGGGCCAAATCTTAGCAGCGGTACCACTTACCGAAGTCACGTAGTAAGGAGTACCAAGCTTGGCGTCAGCGAGAAGAATTCCACCCGTGGCACCACCAGCCGCAGTAATACTGCACAGTGTCGTCAAGATGGGCGTAGCAGTGGCCTGAGTAGTCCCAGCCCCGTTAATAGCTTGAGGGCTATTACCGAGCAGGGAAGCAGGCCCAGACGGAATACCAAGCCCAACCAAATCTTCACGAGTAGGCATTTGCAGTCCTCCTTTTCTGTTTCACCTATTACGAGGTGAGAACTCCCTGCAAAAATGCGTTCGAAATGGTCATATTCCCAGCCCATCCGATCAACCGGATCATGGCATCCTGGTTGACCGAGAAACGATCCGGGTCAAGCGGAACCATGTTACGGCGGGAGTGCGGACGCCAATGCAGGTACTTCGTATTGAGGAAGTACCCAGTGGTCGACGGAGCACCACCAACGGCAGAGGAAGACGTAGACGTTTGTGCGGGCAGCGGGTCAGTGCTGAACCCCTGGAAGCCACCATCCAGAACACAATCTGCGTTCAGGTACTTCAGGGACTGGAACCCAGCCTCAGCCAGATCGGGGGGCGTGCCTTCCGGCCCAATACGCTGAATAGCTTGCAGCGCACTGAGGTAATACCGATACATGACGTTATCCATCACGATCAGGTCCGGATAGTCACGGCCACGAACCAACTGCACCCAGAGGGCATCCATCTGTTGAAGGATGCTGGCAGAGCTCAGAACGGTAGAGCCGTTCGTCGCAGCCGACCAGGTCTGGTTCCTCCAAAACTGCCACTGGCTGCGATCAATACCGCCAACCACGCCGGTCGTCGGGCTTGAGGCAACAAGCAACTGGAGGCCACCAACAGAGTTGGTGACAGTACCATCACCATAGATGCCCTGAGAAAGGCCGTTCATGAACGTGTCTTCAGCGTTCATAATGCGGCTTTCAAGCAGATCGATGATCGCCTCTTCACCAGAGTTCTGAAGCTCTTCCAACCCGCTGATCGAAACGGCAACAGCCGCCTGACGGATCGGGTATTCAGCAGCCGAGAACACCTGAGAAGGGGAAATGTTCAGCGTCTGGTAACCACTGTACCACTGGAAGGTCTGGTTATCAGCGTAGTTAAGTTCTTGGACGATTGTGCGGCCACCTGAGAACGTCTTCAGGTTACCGCGTCGAGTAAGTCGAAGCAGAGCCGCGTTATTACGACTCATATTATCAGCGAGCTCACCCGTGCGATTACGCAGGGTAGTCGTGACAATTTCACTCAGATTGGGAAACGAAGCCATTTAAGGTCCCCTTTTAACTTTCCCAGCGATTGCGTTGAGTGCAGCACCATCCCTTTTGCGCTGTTCGCTCTGGCTTGTATGCCTAGAGCTACTGACGCTGGTGGATGCTTATGCCACGTTGCTCGATGCTTCAGCCCTGTGTGGCTCCCGTGATCGATACGGGCCTCATATTCTGCTGCCTTTGGAATGCTCAGCAATAGCTTCCCTAAGGCTATCACCAACCGACTTGCGTTGCTTCGGTCCCTTCTGTGGAGTGACCGGGGCACCGGGAGCTGTAAGACTCAAACTGCCACTTGCCTTGCGGGCCTTGTCAGCGGCTTCCTGTTGAGCCTTTTTCTCCTTCTGCTCCTTAGCAACTCGATCGGCTTCAATCTTTGTCAGCTCTTCCTGGCGTACCTTTTGCCGGACTGCTGGCATCGCATTAATAGCCATATCGTAGGCCGTGTCAAGATCTGCTGATCCGTTTGCCAGAGGGGGCACGGCCGGGGGCGAACCCTGAGGGTACATAGCAGAAGCTGGCCCCGGTGTAATCAAATGAGCCATCATGCCACGAACGTCCTCAAAATATGGCTTATCCTTGGACCAAGAATCGAGCATCTCCTGAGTTTGTGCCTGCGACTGTCTCTGGAACGTGTTCTCAATCGAACCGAACCGCTGCTGAACTGCCTGCCCAAACTGAGCAAGCTGCTCCTTCATGCTGTCGATATAAGCTTGTACTTGCGGGGGCACAGCACCAGCCGGTTGCCCATCCTTACCCGGTTCTTGTGCAACTTCCTTCGGCTTCTCAGCTTGCTGCTGAGGAGTGTAAATTGCTCTAAGATCAATACCAAAAGATTTGGCCAATGCTTCCAACGCAACTGGAGCCTGACCGCTCTTCAACCTGACCGGATCTTGAGATAACGCCTCAAACCAAGAGAAAAGCTGATGTATCGCCTGACCAGGGGTATGCCCATGCTTCCGGATTACATCCATCCGAGGGGTTAGAGCTTGGTCAATGTCAGTATAACGCTTCTTCAGCTCCTCAACCCCCTTAGACATATCCTGTTCACGCTTAAGGATAGCCTGTTGCACCTGAGCCGGGGTTTTTTCCCATTCAGCCTTCGCTTCCTTAGAGAAGCCTTCAGGCGGGGCCAGCTTTGATTCTGCAACAACAGGGGCGGCCGGTTCTACTGGAGCTTCAGTTCCAGGATCCTTCGGCTCTTCAGGTTCGTCCTCAAGCCGGGCCGCGCCCTGAGCAACACGCCCCTTCCTAGCCGGAGCAGCACTGCGCTTACGATCCTTCTCAAATTCCCCCTCAAGCTGCTTCCTAATTGTGGATCGCCCACTCCCAGGCCCATCACTAACTGGATGGTCTACACCAATATCGAGGGGCGGTGCACCACCAGCATCACCCCCAGCATCACCCCCTTCATTTCCAACAACGCCTTCGGGTGCAGTGAGGTAAGTGGTACGAAGCCATTTATCAGTCAACATAAACACTCTCCATTTGCGGTCGGCGGGTGCGGACCATTTGCTCTTGTTTCACTCTTAACAGTTCTAGAACTCGTTAGCAATCCTACCTAAAATTAGGCCCCAGTGATGGAGGACTAACACCAAGCATTGACGGTGGGTATTGATGCGACATGAACCGTGATTGATCTTTCATGTTGGGGTTCATTGGCATTTGCATTCCGGGGGGCCTTTGCATCATCATGCTTCCACCCTGCATTGGAAGCTGAGTTTGAGCCCCTTGCTGCCCATACGGTGTATTAAGAGCTTGCTGCATTGGATCGTTGCCACCAGCCATCAAGGCTTGGGCCATCTGTTGAGACAAAGCGCCTTGTTGAGAGGGAACCAAATCAGCCATTAGGGCCTCCTGCCTGAATTGGCTCTTCTGCAAACTCACCAAAGAGCCGGATCCTTGCTTCTTGTGCTATTTTCGCTGCTACTGAAAGTTCTTTAAAATAACCCAAAGAATACACCTTTTTATCTTTGGTTATTTGAACCGCGTATTTCTGTTTCTCTTTATTAAAATGAACTCCCCGATGACCACATTTATTATCTTTTCTTACACCACTATTTGCACAATTTTGACTCCTTGAAGCCAATCTTAAATTATTTGGAGAACTATCTGATTTGATCCTATTCTTATGATCTACTTCTTTACCCTTAGGAGGCCAGGACCCACGTGTAAGGAACCAAATTAAGTTATGCTCAAAATAATCTTTTCTATCTATACTCAAAATCCTATACCCCCCATCAAGGGAGTATCCGGCCCTACTCCCCATTACAGCACATCCAACTGACCTCTTGTGATAAAACTCACCTTTGACTAAATCAATTTCGTACAATTCATTCATTCTCTCTGCGGATACCATTCCTAATATCATAGATAGTTCTCCTAATATCCTCACGCCGTTTATTGCGATCCAGTTTTACAGGCACCCTTGGCTTAAGTAAATGTGCTGTCTCTGAGCCATACTCAACGCAGCCTGCGGCTTTGGTAGCTTCCCTGAATTCCCGTTTGGAAGTGTAATGCTTCCCATTAGCCATGTGTCGAAGCGGATCCATAGTATCACTTATGACGTAGAAGCGAGCATCGTCCCCAAAGTGATCAATTTGGCTGACATCCACCAAGCCGTTCTCGTTCGCGCTGGGGTGGCCTGGTCGGTAAACTAATCGCATCTGATTTCCTCTTTTTAAGCCAAACAGAACCTGGGCGATTATCCCTTATTGGTGACGGCTTCTTAGCTTTCCGCCCACGCCTTATGCGTTTCCTCATGCCGAAGCAGCTTCCGGTGGATTTGCAGCCCTATCAGCCATAGTATCGGCCTTTTCAGCATTGGATGAAGCTGCTTCAAGCTTCTTAAGCTCAATCTGAAGCTTAATAAGCTCAATCTGCCGCTGGGTTTGCATCATTTCCTGATCTGCATTGGCTTTCGCCATCTCAGCCTGAGCATTCGCCTGATTTCCAGCATTCTCAACTGCCTGACGCTGCACTTCAGCTTGTGCCTGATGCTGCTCCGAAGCATTCTTCAACTGATTAGACTGAATTTCCGACTGACCACGCGCCTTTTCAGTTTGGGCATTAATATTCGCAATCTGAAGCTGAGCATTCGTCTTTTGCTGCTCCATTTGCATCTTCTGCTGCTCAGGATTCGGAGTAGTCTGAGCCTTTATCTGATTTTGCTTAGCGATAATGGTTGCTTGATCGGTAAATTCCTCAATTGCAAGCTCAAGATCACGGCCAATGCGGTGACCACGAGCAGCAAACTGAAGCATCTTACCCAAAAGTGGAACCATTTCCGGCATTTGTGCGCCAAGCATGGCTGCTTGCTGAAGATATTGAGTAGTCGCTACCACAAACTGAGTGCGATCTTGCTTATCTTGAGCCTGATCGCCATAAATTGTGGAATCAACTTCAATATCCACGCGGAATCCACGCAACTGCTCATTTCGAAGCAGTGAAATTGCCTTTGCAATGCGTGTGAGTGCGTCGATTTTGGCCTGTACCTCAGGAGGTATGACGGACTGAGGCGGACCAGGGGGCATCATAGGCCCACCAGGGGGCATTCCCGGTGCCATCCCAGGCTGAGGGGGTGCCCCCATGGGAGCAGGCGGGGCTCCTGGGGGTACTGGACCCCTGAAGGGCACTACATTTCCACCCATTTGCGGGGGAGGGGGAGCCCCCATTGGCCCCGGCTGGGGCATCCCAGGCTGAGGCATCCCTTGAGGAGGCGCTCCTTGAGGCATTGGAGCCCCAGTGGCCATTGGAGGATGTGGTTGAGCCCCCATTTGAGGCGGTGCTGTAGGTGCCGACAAGGACGGCATATCATCAGGACCAAGCCCTTCCTCATAAAGAGCCCCTGAAACCTCAATCAAGCTTTGATGGCTGAAATGCTGCGACATAATATCTGCCATGATACGCAGAGTATCACGCGCAAATCGCGCCACTTCGTTCTGCCTGCTGGTCAAACGTGTACCAGCACTGTTCGACTTCAAGCGGACACCACCCAAAGTCTCACGAGCATCGCTAGTTCCGCGCATGATATCGTTAATGCCAGTAAGCCTATCCATCTCCTCAATTTGCTTCTGCTTAGCCAGCATAAGCTCGTTGACGATCTGAATGATCTCAGCAACCGGCATCAAGCTCCAGTTACCTTCAACACCCCCCTTCTCAGCAAAGGCTGCCCAATCATCAACTGGGATCAACTCGTTCTCTACCGACTCATTGAAAAGACGCTGAATATCCTTAGCCGCAGCGTTATACACGCCGGCCATCTTACAAGCTTTGGTCAGCATCGCGACACGCTGAGTAAGCTCGTCAATTTGAACAGCCTGATCCTGATACTGAATGTAATCAGGAACAGGAATTATGGTGTTGTTCGTCGGATTGGCAAAAAGCGGCTTCGGAACCGGCCAGAAGTTCTCAAGCCCAAGTGGATCATCCCTGCGATCACAAAGATACTCATACCCTTCAGCGATCCAATAGACCGTCTCGTCGTCCTTGGACCAGATCTCCATAACCTGACCCTTATCCTGCTCAGCAGCCTGAAGGGTCGTGTTTTGGGTTCTATCCCCTCTATCGTCCTTTTGAAGCGGAATCTTCTTACCAATGACCTTACCGAAGCGGCGGATCATTTGCTGACGCGACATATAAACGCGCTTTGCAATGGCCGTCACTTCAGTCCAAGAGCGGGCGCGGACTGGGAACGTGAAGAAGTCTTCCCAGGGAATGTAATCAACCGGGGTTGATTCCCTTAGGATCCTATCTCCAGTATCAACCAGTTTCTGTTCGCTTAGTTCTACATCCTCTTCAGGCTGCTCATCAGGGTCAGACTGGTCTGTATCCTCCCGCAGCTTCATGCGGGTGCGGCCACCAGGGGTTAATTCAGTATCACCCTCATCAGGCTCAGCATCGTCCCTAGTTGTATCAAGCCCTTGAATAGTGCCTTGAGCATCCTTCATATCAACTTGAGGCTCAAGCGGAAGTGAAACGCTTTCCTCAATCTTGGGCTCATAACGAACCCAAACCACCCCACGCCCAGGCAGGAGATAGTCGCTTACTGCCGCATTGAGTGAATCGTTAAAGCCGCAGATTTCAATTTCATTGCGAAGTGCCCGCTCAAGCATTTGAGACGCATTGCGCCCGGCAGGGTCTTTATCCTTGAAACGCCGCTCAACAACTGGCAACGGTATCTTGCCATACAGGGCTGGCTTCAGGATCTCTACGTTTGACCAAAGCGAATTGTAGTGACGTTGACCATCGTCTTCGTCTCTAGTTCGTTCGTCACGATACCTTTTGACAATATCACTCCCACGCTTGTTCCAGCGTTTGAATTGACTATTATCTTTTATCGCTTCTAGCTGAGTTTTCCAATGGTTGGCTAAACGACGACCTTCGTTACCACCATCAGGTCCAGCGAGCTCATCAACCTCAGGCTCGTTCATCAATGTATCCTAGGAACACTATATTTGCTTCTTTTGTGTTCGTTGGCACTAAATAAATCATCAAGAGTCACTGTGCATGATCTTGGATCAGTTGACAAGACCTTAGGCTTCGCTAGTTCAACAACTACCTGCTTCCCGCGAATCATTTTATCTAAAACCTGACCGATCAGACCCAACGCATCAACTTGATCGTCATTGCGGCCAGCATCAAAGGTCAGGATTTCTTTTCTGAAAGCTGGATACCAGGAGGCATGAATGGGCACGTAAAGACCATCCATCTCCATGCGTCCGCGTATAGACTGAGCCCTAGTTCGCTTATCACCACGGGTAGGAAAAGAAGCCCGAACCACATAGGCATGACGTTCCCTCATTCTTTGTGTGAGGAATGGACCAACTGCAGCTTTGATTTGGCCAGTTTCTTCCGCCCACCCCAATGGACGCCATTTAAGAACCAAGTCACAAAACGCATCAATCCATTGTGCAGAAGTTGTTTGAGCACGCCAAAGATCAAGAACAAAAATACGCTGCTGAGAATCAACCCCGACAACAATATGAACAGTATAGTCGCCCCCATTAGCCGTAACCGCGTAATCACTCGCCCCATACACGTTAAGGGCTTCACGGGGTGGGAGCTGTTGCTTCTGATCAAATCCATAGGACTTCAACCATTCTGCCTGGAAGAAGTCACCAGCATCAGGGGCTGGCCTTTGCTGAAACAACGCTGACCAAGTTCGTGCCTGCTTCTTAAATGGTGCAAAGTGAGCGGGAGTAAACCATTCAGGCCAAAGAATTTCGCCTATCTTTCGTCCCAAAAGGTCATCCGCACGATCACACTCAGCAGGCAAGCAAACCACATACCAATCATTGCCATCTCGGCAGTGAACCCACCCAGACTCACCATCGTAATTATCAGGAAGAATTCGACCAGCAACGTCATCTTCATGCCATCTTGTCGTGACTCCCACCTCCCAAGCTTTGGGCTTTTTGCGGGTCATCAGATCTTCCATATAGGCATCCCAAGTCTTTTGCCTAATAACATCTGAATCCGCTTGTTCACGGCCCTTAATCAAATCGTCCCAAATAACTCCATCAGCGCGATTACCAGTAATACCCATCAAAATGCCGGCTGCCATCCACTCTGAGCCATTAGTCAATGCCCATTCATCAACAGCACCTGATTCTGGAGATAGTGTAGCATCAAAAATACGTCTAAACTGACGACTAGACACAATTGAGCGAGCTCGTCTTCCAAATTTATTTGGAAGATCCTTCCCATAACTTGTAAGAATTACTGACTTACTTGGAAATCGTCCAAGAAAGTGGGTTGGAAACACAACAGAGGTATAGACCGATTTACCTGCTCCTGGTGGGAGTAGACCCATCAATCTCTTTATTGCACCATCCTCTACTTTTTGAAGACAACTAAGCCAAAGGAGATGGTGAGCACCAAACGCTGTGGTTATTGGAACAAATTGGTCCTTACTATCCTCATCAATGGACTGAGGAGCCCCCGGTATCTCGATCACGCTCGCGTATATTATCAGGTCGTTTTTCGCTCTTAGGCGCTTTTGGCGCTCGCCCTGTAAGTTCTTCAACTCGCTTGAGAGCTTCAGCAATTCGCTCGTCGAGTTCCTTACCAGTAACTTCGGAGGGTTTGCCATTTGCGTCTAGAACTGCATTGATACTGGTTTGCGTGGCCTTGCCAAAGGCGCGATCAAGAAGAAGGTTGATTGCAGCGAGCTTATCAGAATCCTTTGACGAAGAGCTACCTGCAATTTTTGCAGCTTCCTCAATGCCAGCCAGTGCAAACTTGCGAGCCAAATTCTGAATATCGCGAACTTCTTTCGCTACCGTTTCTTTCAGACGGACACGCGCACGCTTCTTGATCTTTTTGATAGTACTCGCGGTCACAACACGTTCTCCTCTATTAACCCTATCTTTAACACCCCATGCTTTGAACAGCCCCCGCATTCTGCGCCTATGAGACTCAGGCGACATTTTCTCGGCAGCAGCATACTTATTCCCCTTTTCAAAAGGGGGATGCCCAGGAACTACGGATCGTATCCGTAGCATAACCCTGCCGATATTTCCTTTATACTGCACGTTTCATCGCCTTCTTCATATGACGAATCAAACTATCATTAATTGGGGGAAAATAATATGGGCGCATATCCAGATCAGCAGGAACCTTTTTAAGCTTCTCATGTTCCGCACCCTTAATGTAAGGGCCAAGAGCGCGATTGTAGGGATTCCAGAACAAACCAGCTCGCAGCACGCCACGCCGCTCAAATCCATTTGCCGCATGGTGAGCGTGTTCGTAACCCCAACCAATAACGTCCATAATCGCCTTTTCAAAGACCTCATGGTCTTCAATATGACGGTACGGATTGAATTCCTTTTTACGCCCATCTTCTTCAAGTGTCAAAACACTGGGTAGGTGGCGATCAAGATATATCGTTTTTCCGTCAACTGAGTAACCGCCGAGGTATGGAAGATCATATTCGTAATTTAACGTATGAAAACCGTAAACCCTGCTTCTAATTTCAGGGTTCTTCAATATACGGTCAATGACCTGAGAATTGAGCAGGCCATTATCCTCACCGTCAAAATGATGATGGCCTGCTGACATTAGAGCTTAGGCTTCTTTTTTACAATACCAAGTTGGTGTGCCCCAGCATGGCCAGAAGTACGCAGATGACCGTGTCGCTCTTTTGCTACATGGCCAAACCCATGAGCACCTTTCACAGATGGGTGCCCAAACGCCCTAGCGGGCGTCCCTAGGCCATGTATAGTGCCGGGGTGCTGGTCCACAGCAGGGCTTTCCATGGACCCCACCACCGGCCCTTGTATTGGGTTTACGCCAGCAATCTGACTTGCCGGTACAGCAGGCTCGTTGGCGTAAAATCCACTTTTCTTGGGCATTACTTCTTGCGCCCAACCTGATGGGCACCAGAATGACCGGATACCCGAAGCATACCTGACTTCTTGGTGCCGCAGAACGTGTGAGCATTATTGCCTGCTGGCATCTTGAAGCTGTGCGCTTCCATCTTCATGTGAGGATGGTGCTCAGCCTTACCCGTAGGATGACCAGCACCAATGCTCTTCCCCTGAGGCTGATCATGCCCAGATGCACCGGGGCCTTTGCCTTCAAGCTCAGAACCCCTATCTTCGGGGCCAACATTACCAAACTCTTTCATTTTCAGAACCTTTCAGTTTGTTTGAATCTTACCGCAAACATACCTCATTATGGCCAAGAGGCCATTCCAAGGTTCACAGACCCAGATGAGTACCCGGACACAACAAGGCGCACGCCAGTTACCGGATACGCGATATTCCCGTTCGCGCTAGCCGTTTGAGCCACTAAAGTATCGTGATTGTTCCAATTCCCATTAGGGGTTGGCTTTTGATCTGCGGTGACCTGTACGCTATAGGCAGTCTGTACTACGCGCACCGCACTGGCATAAGGTATCGTATTCACATTATAAGTACTCGCTACCGTATTGCTGGCGGTATCTATCAGCCATATCCTGCACCACCCGTTAGAAAGCTGCTGAGTTCCGGCAATCAATAAATTAGGGCTTGAATCCGGAACCGTTCCGCCTCCGGTAGCCGCCGATGTTCGCGCCCAACGGTGAGCCGGTGTTGGCGTAGGGCGTGCCGTGCGAGCCAGCAAACGCATCGCCAGACAGCACGAGAATAAGCGCTAGGAAACAATTACGGAGAAACGATCGCATCGCTAATTGCTCCGTTGTAGCTGATGCCAAAAGTTGGCGATAGACCCGATTGCGTTGACGTAACTGGCAAATACTCCATGCCGACAAAATCGCCCTGAATGGCGCTCGTCCAACCTGCGTCTGGTGTGTACGGAGTGCTACCACCGCGCATCGCGTTAAGTATAAAATCGCAATTATGACTGGTGCTGATGCTAACTGCGCCCGTAACGACTGCTTGAGGAATGCTTCCGTTGGCATCAAATTTTGTTGTCGTGTTTGCGCCGGCAATTCCTATGGCCAAGCCTTCAATATATCCAACACCAACTCCAGGCGTAACAGAAACCGTTATGGCGTCGGCGGTCAAAGTACCAGATGCGACCGCAGTAGCCGACACTACAAGATTTCCACCCGCCCTTGTTATCGCTCTTTGAGAAAAAGTTAGAACATTCAAGGAGGCTGCGTCTGAAAAAGCTATCGTGTCTGCTCCGCCATTTACTCCATTGATCGCGGCCACAACATAAATTATTCGATTCCCCCCGGTGGTCGTTAACCCAGAAAGCACACCAGGATTATTATGAACGCCGGTGGGGGTATATGCCGTGCCGTTGAGCGTAGGGGCCGAACAAGACGCGCCCGGAACCTTCCGAAACACCCCTTCCCCGATCAATTGCGCATGAACGCCCTCCCGCTGCCCAAGGCACCAGAAGCCGGCGATCAGTAGCGCAACGGCGAGAATGCGGGAGAGCATGGGGATCACTTGTAAGCGTAATTCAGGTTACCGCCGGTAGCGGCATTTGTGTTGTCGTTGTCGGCATTCGCTCCAGTGATGCAGACGCCGATGCCATTCGTAAAGGCTTTGCCGAAGGGTCCAAGGTTGATCGAGAAGCCAGGGCTAGTCGCGCTAGACACCGCTATATAGTTCGCCACAACTCCCGTTGCGGAGGAACAAGTCGGTGCGGCCGCAACATCGTAAAGTCGAATATCGAATACGCCCGTCGTGGTGTTGAGAAACGAGAGTTCACAGAGTTCCGCCGCTCCCGACGCGCGATTGGTGATGCTTGTCGAATTATTGCTCGCGGCGGTCAGGACGTGCCCAGCCGTACAGCCGCCCGTCGTGTTGGCTTGCAGCCCGACATAGCCGATCATGTTGGTCCCGGCCGCGATGGCAGATCCTACGGCGGATATAAGCGACTGAATCCCGGTATAGATGCCCTTGAGCACCGCAATGACAGACCCGCTGCCGCTCGTCCACGCCGTGTCACCAATCGTTCCAATGTCTGGATTTCTTTCAACGACTGCTGGATCAGTCTGAGCAGCAGCAGTGGATGCAGCCTTCACAGCCGCTTTGTTTGCAGCATTCGTCCCATCAACAATACCGACATTGCCGTAACAATTACCGGACCCGTCAACCGTCACACCGAAGTTCTGAGTGGTACCGGCAGCATCCTTACCCGTAAGTGGAGTCGGGCAAACTGCCATTGCCTGTGAACTGCACAGTATGAATGCAGACAGGATAATGGATCGTTTAATCATGGAAAAATTCCTCCAAGATAGAATGGCAGATTGCAGCCAGTTGTTAACGATAGATCAATTGCTCCTGCAAGGCAGGCAGTTCCAGGTGGGCCAGAACTTATCGTATTAAGGCCGCCAACCAGAGGTGGTTCCAAAAGGATTGGATACCCATCCCCTAGTGGCCCAGAAAGGGTATTGACCTGAGCTAGGGCGCTTAGATTGAGTGCCAGCATGGCTAGGGTAGCTAAGACAAACCTCATCTCGTCTGCCCCTGAGTGATTCTAAGCGTCGTAGTGCTGGTCGCTGTAATAGCGGCCACATACTGACGATTGACCCCAAGGTTGAGGGTGATGAAGGAGTTTCCTGGGAGTGAGAAATTACTAGTCGTGGCCGTGGTGGCACTTGTTGCCCCATAAGTGTAGAACAGTTCCTGAGTCGAAACATTCATCAGGATGACCACCCCACCACAAGCTGAGAGTTGCTGGTTGGCGGAAGTACCAGATACACTTACGGAGAAAGCAGCGCAGGGGGTAATGCCTTGCTGAGCATCAGACGAGGAATAAGACAAAAACAAAGCGCAAAAAAGAACAATTAAACCAGCCACCAAACGATTCCAGTGCTTAATGGCAGTTATAATAGCAAAAGAGCTGATCATTTTTATCACCCCTAGCAAATCGTCAAAATAATGTAACACAACTTTCTTAGTAAGGCAAAAGCAAACACAAAAGACTCATTATGTACGCCGATGAAATATACCAGTATCTCGTAGAATTCCCACCCCCACCCGATGACCTTATCTCTATGAGGACGCTGCCGTCTCCGCGCACCTTGATTGTAAACTCGATGGGCACCCCACTATCGCCACGCACGCCCGCCACATCCTCAATCAGGGCCGTGGCATCGGCACTTCTGGCGCTAAGCGATTCAGAAAGCGCCACAGTGCCCGCCTGAAACAGGGCTTTTATCTCCAGATTAACCCGGCCGTCTCCCGTAACCACGAGCGCCCCGAGGTTCTCCTGCGGAACCACATCGTCACCGTGGACGCCCAGGAGGATCTCCGTCGGTGCAATCTGGTCAGCCACACGCCCCGCTAAAATCTCGGTAGACACGATTGCGTCAGCGCTCCTGCCCGCCAAGACTTCGACCGATGCCGTAGCATCGGCTGGCTTCATATTCACACTGATCTCAAGAAGGGGTGTGGCATCGGCGCTGAAGGATAAAACAGCCTCCATTGGCACCACGACGTCCATGCGTAGAGCGACCGTCCACTCGAGATTAACAATCGCGTCACTGCGGACCCCAGAGATAATCTCAGTCGGTGCTATCACATCACCATGGACGCCCAGGAGTGATTCGAGTGGAACCGTAGCATCGGCTGGCTTCATAGTCACGATGATCTCCGAGGGAGCCGTGGCGTCGGCTGGCCTCATCACCGCGACCGACTCGAGCGGCACGGCGCTATCTGCGCGATAACTGGCGACAATTTCCGCTTGCACGGGGCCGTCACCGTGAACGCTCAGGAGGGTCTCAACCGGAACCAACTCATCGCTGAGCACCGCGACAAGCGATTCCAACTGCGCGGTCGCGTCTGCGGGCTTCATCACGGCAGTTGATTCCAGCGGCGCGGTCGCGTCGGCCCGGAACGACCCCACGGCCTCGAGCTGCGCGATGTCGTCGGTGCGCACGGCGATGATGCTCTCGAGCGGCGCGAGCCCATCCATGTGCACGGCCGCGAGCGCCTCGAGCTGCGCGGTCGCGTCGGCGGTCCGTCCGGCGATGATCTCCATGTGGGTCGCGCCGTCGCCCCTGAAGCCGAGCAGGAACTCGACGGGCGCGCCGGAGTCGGCCGTGACTGAGAAGCTCGCGGTGACGGTCCCGCCGTACTCCTGGAAGGAATTGGACTGGAAGGAATCGGACTGGAACGCGGTGCCAGAGAAGTCCCACGGCAGGAACCCGGTCGGCGGCGCGTACGTGAAGGCGGTCCCGGCGTTGCCGAAGTTGGCCGAGAGGTAGAAAAATACGAAGCTGCCGGACTGCACGATCTGCCCGAAGGCGAAGACCGGGGCGGTCGTTACATAGTCCGTGCCGCCAGTATTTGTGTTCGGGTCCGCGCCATTCTGCCAGGCATTGTTGACGGCATAGTAAATCAAATGGTTGTCGACATCGACGGCGACGCCGATCGTCTGCGTCGTGACGGCTGCTTGCCCCCCAGTGGTCGTGGAGTTGGCGCAGATGTTGCCGACCGTCTGATAACTGGACGAGACAGCGTCGGCGGACCCCGGCACAGTGAACGCGTTCATCACCAACGTCGCGTCGGCCACCCCCAGGCCGCCGAACGTCGTGGTGTTGTTGGGGGTGCCGAACACGCCCTCGAAATACCATTTCCCGGACGATCTTGAGCTCTGCGAGCGGGCCATCCCTCCGGCGGAGTTGTAGGTGCACGCGAAGCTGCCCAGAAGGGAGAATATGTCAGTCAGTGGACTCGGCGTGGTGTCCCCCGAGTTCCACAGGGTCGGCGTGCTCCTTGTCACCGGACCGACGAACATCGCGTAGGCGGTCGCCCATGCCGGCGCGGAGAAATAAGTCCACGTCGCCGCGACCGCCGTCTCCCCGGCCGGCTGCCAGAAATAGGCGCTCTGCGCTATTTGATTGGCGGTATTGAGCGCCGTGAACCCGCCGGTCGGGCCTGATGACAAAACACCATCGTGCCCAGACACAGCGATGATCAGGGTGTTGTAGCCGCTGACTGGGGTCAACGTCCCAGTGGACGATGTGTTGCCCGTCCCCGTGTTGGAACCAGCACCGCCGGTGGTCAGAATCCCGGGCCATTCCGAGATGCTTATGTAGCAATTCGCTGTGTTCAATCCCTGAAAGGTGGCAGTGACCGTTTTCCCGCCAGGAGAGTTGAAGACGACGCCGGCCCAAATCTCGATATGCTCGTTGGTGTTTACCGCCTCAAAGGCAAGCTCTGTCCAGTTCGCATTGGTCAATGCGACGCTAGAGATCGCAGACGCGCCAGAGACATCATCCGTCACCATCGTCAGGATGATGGTGTTGCCGATCAGTGGGGCGAGACCGAACGTGGCCGTCCCCTGGCCCGCACCGGTCAGGCCCGTCCCGGTCGCCTGCTGTAGCGGTGCGGCTGCGATGCTCATGGCAGTGCCAACCGCGAAGCGCGATTACCTCTTGGTAAGAGTGGCGTGGATGTCCCACACGACCTCGATGTAGTGCCCCATCGCGGTCTCCATGAAGCCCGAGCTGCGGCCCTCCAGCGAGGGATTGACGCCGACGACCCACTGCGCGTGGAAATCGCAGTTGAACCAACGCTTGTCGTTCGTGCTGTCGGTGTGCGGGGCTTCCTGTAATCGCCATTCGCGGCTGAGGTAATGGAACCAGAACGCAGACACCGGAGGCCACTGATGAGTCGGGTCGCCGTAGGCTCGGCCGCTCGACCAGTTCGGAACGATCAGCTTACACTTCCCCTCCGGGACCAGCACGCGATAGAGCTCGTTGGCGAAGTGAGCACGGCCCTCGGCGTTCAGGTGCTCCAGGAAGTGCGAGGAATACGCCTCCGAGACCGAGCCATCCTTGAACGGCCAGCGGGCGCGGCCGGCATCGAGGACGTGATCAACGCCGTCGAACTTGATCCGGTCGAGCCCGACGTGGCCCTCCTGCTTTCGCTTGCCGCAGCCGACGTCGATCTTGATCAGCGCGGGCGCGGCCTTCATCGTGTCAACCGGAACCGACTTACGCTTCATCACCAAATTCTCCCCGTGGCGGCGTCGTAATGACCAACCTTGACGTTGGTATCTACAGCGAAGCGGTAGCCGTGCTTGCGGGCGTCGCCGCAGAAGTAGAGGTCTTGCGTGCCCACGCCCTCCTGCAGCGAGGCCACGGTCTTGAACCACGGCTTGCGCAGCCGCTCGTCCTTGAACATCGACATGCGCCAGAGCGCGAAGCCCATGCCGATGCCGCAGCACTCCTGGACGCAGCGCGGCTTAGGCGGCTGCGGGCGGGCGTTCGGGATCGGGTCGCTCGGGTCGCCCCATATCTGCGGCACGCCGCCCTCACCCTTGGTCCAATAGAGCCCCGAGATCGCCGCGTACTCGGGGTGCTGGTCCATGCTCTTGATCAGGTTGACGATGCCGTCCGCTGGCGGGGTGTTGTCATGCTCGATGGTGAGGAAATACTCCCAGGTGCTCAGGTCCGGGTGGCCGAGCACGCACTCGATCGCCCGGCTGTAGGCGTCCCCGACCTCCATGCCCTGACAAAGGATTTTGTGCGAGGCGTTGTTGGGCGGGAAGATCAGGTGCCAGAACGTCATGAACACCGTGGACTCGATCGTCCGCGCGGCCGGAAGCAGCACCACGATGCGCTGACGCTTCCAGGTCGCGCCCTCGATGATGCGGGCGGTCGATAGATCGAGCGTGTCGTTGTGGAAGCCGGCAGCGGTGCTCATGATGGGCGAATTGAAATCCCTCAATGGAACCTCAGCCATGCTCTGAGAGA